TAAGGTGGAATGGTTATGCAGGCCACATCATAGAGAGCGGCACAAAGCTAAGGCTTGAGACGTTGAATAACCTCGGATCGAAGCACGTAGAGGTGAGAGCCAATGGTTAGCGAGTACAGAGTTCCGCGTTCGATCATCTTACAGACTGAGCCACGCTGGATGCCAAGTAAACGGGCCGCATCGGTCACGGTTAGAACGGCGTCGAGCGATACAAGCAAGTCTATTAGGCTTTTGGTGCGAACTAGACTGTACTCTGTAGCGGCCAGCTTCATTCGGCCACGACTGGATGAGGAGCGGACGCGGGACACGTTTGCAGACATAACGGCGCGATTCTAGCGCAAGCCGGGATCGCTTGGCAAGGGCGCTTTCAAACAATGGAGGGTTGAGATATGAAACGGATCATTGCAGGTTTAGCAGTGGCAGTGATGCTGGGCTTTGGGGCAGCCTGTAAGCAGCAAGCGACTGTGGCTAGCGCCGATGCACAGCAAGCCTCTGTGGAGCAGAAGGCGAAGCGGAATACAGTGGCAAAAGGATCGCATGAGTGTGGAGCGCCGACCAAAGCCGGTGGGCAGTGCAAGCGGCGGGTCAGCAACGGCGACGGGACCGATTCGGCGGTTGAAGCCAGGTGTTGGATGCATCGGGTGAAGTAAGGCAAAGGGTTTTCTAGCGCGAAAGGGAGGGTCAAATGGAGGACTGGGAAGACCAAGACAGGTTGTTAGTACGGGTTGGAGGCTCACATAAGCTGATGCAAAGGCAATATAGAGCTTTTGAGGCTGCGGGAATTCCAATCAGGGGCGTGGGGTCTGCTTCTCTGGGCAGTAAAGCTCAACACGCAATCATTCCAGATACAATAGAGGCTAGAGCATTGCTGAAACGAGTAAAGGGGAGCGTAGTTAGAGCGCAATGGTCATGGCTGAAAGTGGACAAGGGATTGCCAAGCTGAAACGTGGATTGCAGCCTCAAAGGTTGCCGCTTGGCTTGCTTGTAGATTTGAGGGGAATGGAGGGTTAGATTATGTCAACAGATTGGACCGGATACGAAAGAGTCTGGGGCGAGTTTCAGCCTAAGATAGAGGAGTTTATGAAAGAGCTTGCAGAGCTGTTTGGCTCTGAGGTCTGGGTTGATAACGGCGACGACTACGGGGTTAGGTTCACCATTGGCGATAGCCAAAGCGATGATAGCATCGATGTGAGCTTGTCGCTGTGGGATTCGGGAGATTCCGATGACGGGATCTACGGCCAGCATGGTAACTGGGTGTTTGACATTGTGGAGGTCGGTGGGCGAATCATCGGAGGCATTACGCCCGAGAATTACACCGACCGCGTTTGGGTGGACTACTCAGACCTTGCGGAGTTTCGATTCCGGTTGAACGGGATCATTGACAGCAAGGATGACATTCTGAGAGTGCTGAATCAGAATGCGAAACAGTAGTTCCCTTTCTCGCGTCTTCGACGCTGCGAGGCGGTGAGAATGTGGTAGGGTAGCGGCAGATTTTGAGGGTTGGAGGGTTAGAACAATGGAACATGCAATAGAGACATTCAAGCAGGACGGTTACAAGATCAAGATTTATCAGGATGAAGATCCGATGAATCCCAGAGAGAACGATAACCTCTGTGTCATGGTGTGTGAACATAGACGCTATGAGCTGGGCGACCGCACAGCGACGGAGACGGAGCTTGAAGCAGTGAGACGTGGAGGATTCGAGTTGTTGGAGCGGTATCTGAGAATGAAAGAGGGAGCTGTTTGCCTTGTGCCGCTGGGCTTGCTGGATCATAGCGGGCTGCATATGTGGACTGGAGGCGGCAGTCATTGGAGCGATAGTGCGGGCTGGGATAGTGGGACGGTCGGTTTTGCTTACATCACCAAGCAGAGAATGGTCGAGCTTTGCGGCACCGCTGACTATAAGACGGCTGATTTTGCAGGGACCGCGCAGCAGTGGGCAGAGAAGCAGATCGACGGTGAGGTTGAGGAGTATGACCAGTATTTGAGGGGCGACGTTTACGGTTACGTCATCGAGGGCGAGGACGGCGAACACGTTGATAGCTGTTGGGGTTTCTTTGGATCGGATTATGTAGTCAAAGAGGCGAAGTCGGCGGCGAAGGCTCAACGGGCGCATGAGACTGAACAGGTTTACAAGCTGCAACAATGCTTGGCGTTGTAGCTGGGATCGGAGGGACTAACCCTCCCGCTGGGCCGCGACAGCGTGAACAACGCGGGTTATTTCATCAGGTTATTGAGTCGTAGCCGAGATCGACGCGGCACATATTCTTAGATAGGAGCTAGTCCGATGACAAAAGCAAAAAGCATCGAGAGACAGCAAGCAGTTGACGCCCTAAAAGAACAACTCCGGCCCGGCGATGTAGTTTATACGACACTGAAGCACGTTAGCCGCTCGGGGATGATGCGAAGCATCAACGTTCACCTGATTCGTGATAACCAGCCTCAATGGATTGCGCGACGTGTCGCCACGGCGATTGACTTCAGCTTTGACGATAAGCGCGGGTCAATTAAGGTGCAAGGATGCGGAATGGACATAGGGTTCGAGGTTGTTTATAACCTTGGCCGCGTGCTATTCCCCAACGGGTTCGGTGAAAAGTGCAGCGAGTGCGATCAGCGGCCTACGAGCCCGGAACATGCCAAAGCGGTTAGAGTTGTCGGCTCTGTGGGCCATCACGTACATGCCTGTAAATTCCGTGGGCGCAACGGCGATCCTTCCGGCTGGGATAACGACGGTGGGTATGCCCTTCAGCAATGTTGGATGTAGGGGGTTGAAGCTATAATCGATCCTGAAATTGCAAACCTGGTCATCAAGGCTGCGATAGCAGCGGCTTTGTTGATTATTGCGGTTGGGTTGGTAACGTGGAGGGGAGAGAGATGAAGCTATACAAGATGCAGGTAGTTTTGACTAACGCTAAGGGAGATACAATTAGAACAGTTCCCGGAAAGTGCTTGGGCTTGTTGGCGGTAACGCCCACAGATGACAAACCTTCATCCCGGCGACGGAACATCACGCACATTCCTACAGGGTTCAAGCTCTGTCCCACGTTTGATAACCAACAACAAGCGTTGGAGGCTTTGCCCAAGTGGGTAGATGCGGCTGATTGGAATTTTTTCAAGGCGCAAACCATCAGCGATGATGGGTTCAGTCATCGAGTGACGCCGGAAGCGCAAGCAGCATGGGAAGCCGTTAAAGCCGCCGGATTACGCTAGGAATTGAGTTGACCGCCGCCGCCTACTAACCCTCCGCGGCGCGGCAAAGCCGCTGGCCCATTCGTGGGAGAGTCCTGGATGGGCTGGCGGTCCCCTCGTGAGTACAACGTTTGGGGAAACGTTAATCCCTGCCAGTCGTAGCCGAGATCGACGCGGCACAGACTAACTGACTAGGAGAATTAAAAATGACAACAACAACAACAACCGAGACTGATCCTTCGATGGGCACCTTCTACGGACTTCGCGTGCCCTACAAGATGTGGGCCGCGCTTGGGCTCAGGGTTTCCGCGTCGTCCAACTGCGAGGCGCGGGTTGACGGGTGGGGCGGCTCAAACGGCGACCGCCAAGAAGCCTACATTTTCGAGCTGTGCGAGCGGGCAAAAGCAGACGGCTTCACTGACCCTACGGAGATAGTCCGCCGCGCAATCGTACTCTACGCTGACGATCGTCCGGCGCGTGCCGCTACTGATTTGGCCGCTGCGATCCGCGCCGCCGCACACGCAGACCACGAAGCACTTACCAGTCTCGCTTCGGCAATCCGTAGCAGCGAGACTCAAACGGTGGTCGAGCGCATCGTCAGCCGGCTAAGTGAGCGCACGCAGTACGCCGTGCGCGCCCAGCTCAAACAGCGTCCCTTGTGACCCTTTCGCTTCTAGCGGGTTGAGCGTATCAGCCCGCTTCAACATGCATGGGAAGGGGAGACATGGAAGCAATGAGTACACGATTATGATAAAAGGCAATCAACATTTCATTCTACCAAGGCAACCGCTGGAAGGGGATGATCGGCCGCGAAATGCTTTTGGTTATCTCATTGGATTTGGAGAGGCTTACTCAGCTTACTACAACGAGAGGGACAAACTTATGGAACAGCAACAGCAGCAACCGACGACTGATGTAGCAGAGACAACCGTTATGCAATGCCTTTCGAGGTTGCCCAGAATCAGGGTTCATGAGAGAACCGCGATGAGCCGGACGGTTCAGAGGCTTGCAGGTGAGAAGCGGTTGAACGTGAGGCAGGATCGAGAGGGAAGATGGTGGATAAGCAGGAGAGCATAATGGATAGACCAACTGGTAAATGGCGTTGTCGGGCCTGTGGCCAGATTTGTGACGGGGCCGATGTTTACATTGATCCTCGATGGCAACGATACTACTGTGCAGACTTGTTCTGCGGAGGCACAGTTGATCGGGTAGAAACAGAGGAACGAGATGAGCAAAGGCGGCTGGATTGGGCTAGATCAAAAGGCAATCAATGATTTGGCTCTACTGTCTAACCTGTAACCAGGAGCTATGCTTTCCTGAGTGGTTGACCTTGGAGCAGTTCAAGGTTGAGCTGGGGAAGCACGGCTGTAAGGTGGTAAGGGTTAGATGGAGCGGGAGAATCGAAAGGCTGACGGTGCAATGATCTGTTGTTGTTGTAATGTTGCTGACGATAGAACCTTATACTGGTTCATTGATCCAGAGACAGGCGAGCGATGCGCTGCTCATGCTGAATGTGGTGATGAACATGGGCTCGAAGAAGGCCAAGAGGCAGTTGACTTATGAATCCTGAGCAAGAGATCAAGCTGCTGCTAGATAAGGTTTTCGACTTGGCGTTGAAAGCGAATGCCACGTTGACGGTTTACAATGATGGAGTCGTTGTAACGGTTGCGGGCCGGTTCGTCGGATCGTGGGCGGGCCGGAAGGTTATTCAGTTGGCGGGTGGGAAGACGCCTGCGTAGGAGATGTGATGGAAGATCAACACGGGAAGCACAGAGTTTGTAAGATAACTGCAAGGGGTCCGGTTGTACTGGATGCCCCGGTGGCTTTGTTTGACCCCATAGAGATTTGTGATGGCAATGGGAAAATCACTCTCCAAATGATCGATGGGGAGCCTTTTCTTGTGCTTCAGAAATTTTGCGGTGAGTGCCAGACCTTGCTTCCAGTTATGATGCTTTTGACTCAGGATGCGACTATAGAGCTATTGCATCTATGTGATTTGCTAATGGATACAGGAGAACTTCTATCTAAGATGCAGGAGGGCTAGAAATGCTGAAACGACTACTACAGAGATTGATTCGCCCGAGCTGTGACGGGGTGATATGGGAGAGAAACAAGTGGGGATTTATGAGGAGGAAGCTGAGCCTGCCTGAGCATATCAAGAGGAGTTGGAGCTAGTTGGAAAGTAACTATCCAGATTCCAGCCATACCTTTCACTTTTCTTGCTCCCTCTCAACTGATAGTTGTTGAGCCTTGACGTGGTTGGTAGTATTATCAACAAGACCAGCCTCATTGAGAACGTAGGGCCAGGGGCAGGTTCGACGGAACTTTGAGTTCCTGGCCCATCATTCAACCGGCCTCAATGAGAATGGAATTACGTTCTTGCTGAGGTACTATCGTGGCTCAACGACTGCGCCTTGTCTCTGCACCTGAACTCGCCAACTATCCATCAGTCAAACATCTAGCTGATACTCACCTAGTAGCCAAAGGCTTAAACGTCCTGTTCGGCCCTAGCGGTTGCTTCAAGAGTTTCTACATGCTTCATCAAGCCTTGTCGATCGCACAGACGGAGCCGGTTCTCTACGTTGCTGCCGAGGGCGTTAGCGGGCTGAACATCAGGATTCAAGCCTGGTGTGACTATTGGCAAAGATCCGCAGATAACCTTCACTTCATCTTGCATGAGATAAACCTCAGAGAAACCCCTGATGATTTTATAAAGCAGATTAAGACAGACTTGCCGGGGGTTGCTCTGGTTGTTTTCGATACCTACGCTCGATGCCTTGTTGGGGGAGATGAGAACGCGGCCAAAGATACCGGAATGGCTATACAGAACTGCGCCAAGATGCAGAGAGGTTTGGATTGTGGGGTAACGTTGGTTCACCACAGTAACAAGGCTGAGAGGGGCGAAAGAGGCAGTAGCGCGATGCGTGGCGCCGCCGATGCGATGATCGAGATGACGGAGGCGGATGGAATCATTCGCGTAATGTGCTCAAAGGCGAAGGACGGCCAGCCTTGGGAGACAGAGCTATACAGGTTCTTGCCGGTTCTGGAATCGGGAGTGATGCTGCCTGCTGAAGTCGTGCCTGAGTCCTCGGAGCTGACCAAGAACGGGCTACGGATTTTGGAGTTTTTGAGCCTACCAGTCTTCGATCCCTACGGAGCGACGGCAAAACAGATTAGCGAGGCGCTAAACATTCCAAGCACTAGCCTTTTCAGGATTTTGAGCAAGCTAAAGAGCGACTCCCACTTGTACCAAGCCCAAAAAGGCGATCCATACCACATAACTGACTTTGGCAAAACCATGCTTAACGAGCGATTACCAAGAAGCAGGCCAGGGGCTAAAGTTGTGGATATAAAGGATTACAAGGATTGACTACCATCACTACCAAACAGTACCAACGTGTTTTTTGGTAGTTCGTCTAAGCCACTACCACCCAACACCCCACTCTTAGGAGTGGGTGTGTGGAAGTAGACCGAGATTTGGTGTTGACATTGTTTCCCACATAATGATAGGTTAGCAAACATAGGAGAACCTATGGAACTTGAGATAGAACGTGGGATTCCAATTACTCCTCGGCGTCTGGGTGAACTGGCCGGGATGTCAAACACTTTGCGGGCCATGAAAATCGGGGAGAGCTTCTGGATTCGATTCACCCTACATCGTAGGACTTCTTTGCATTCTTGCGGTCGTGCTATCGGCATAAAGCTGGCCATCAGGCGAGAGGATCAGGACGGAGTAAAGGGGCTAAGGGTATGGAAACTGGAGTAACAGACCGTTATAACGGTTCTTCTAGCCCTTCCAGCCTCCAAGCCGGGGCCGAGTCGGGCCAGAGGGTCTGTCTCCTGAAAAGCTGCTCCAAGAGCTTCCAGCCCCGTCTACCGAGCCAGCTCTACTGTGAGCCGGCGCATGGGGCGAGGGCCAGGATCGAGCGCTATTTGGCCAAGAAGCGAATGGCTGAAATGAAGAAGCTCAGGGAAGAACCGATTAAAGACCCAGTAGCATTCATGGGCTGGCTTGCTGGGGTTCAGCCTGAACTAAAGTTAAATTTAGTTCAGGAGATCATGACAGAGCACATGATAGAGGTACGCTGTGTCTATAGACATAAAGGTCATCATCTGGCCAAGAAAGGATAGATCATGAAGCAGGTGCTTATCATTCTACTACTGGCCTTTGCTCAGAACATCTCATTCAGCATCGTATCGAGGTCCAGAAACCGGAGCAGCTTTACCTACCACATGATTGCTTCCGTCTTCAGTAACGGAATCTGGTTTCTGACCTTTCGGCAGCTTGTGTTGGGTGAGATGAACTGGCTTCTGTTTGTGCCCTACACGATAGGCACAGTTCTAGGTAGTTTATCAGGAGCCAAGCTGTCTATGTGGATCGAAGCGAAGATTGGTGCAGTGTCGGATGGGCATATTCCAATGATACGAACTGGAGTTCCTGAATCGACGGTAGCAGAACGGTAGTTATCTTTGAAGCAGCCCCCCAAGATTTTATGGTTGACAAGTGTGTATGCGTGCGTGTAGTCTTGGCTCGTTATGAGAAAGAAACAAACATCAGATCAACTACGCTGCGTCAAGTGTAATTCGTCTAATACCCTTGTCAAAAAGAACAATGGTAAGCCGCTGCGCTGGTGCAGGAAGTGTGGGCATGAGGAGCCGGTGAAATGAGCACCATAACGAAGTGTGATAATTGTGAGAAGGTTCTCAAGCAAGGCATTGGGGAGCGATTTGCTGTTGAGTGCCCTGATGGTTGGTTTCACTTCTGTAATTGGGAATGCCTTTATAAATGGGTTATCCGGGGAGTCAAAGGAGACAAGAAATGACAGCAGCTTATCTTACATCGAGAAGCCGAATCGAAAGCCAGCAGAAATGCCCGAGGCTTCGCTTTCTCGAAAAGGATTTCGAGGGCAGAGGCTTGGAAACCATACGGCTCAGCTTACCGTTGGCTACAGGTTCAGCGGTGCATAAGGGGGTTGAGGTTCTGTTGAAGATAGATCAGCTTGGTTTGTCGGTGCAAGAAGTCCTTGAGTTACAGGATGACTTTATGTATGCGGGGTTGGAGCAGCTTGAGGTTGGGATGGCTACGATTGACATTGCTGTAGCTGCTGCTCTATCAGAATTCAAACAAGCCTATGAAACACATGAAGTAGATGTGACTATCAACGAGTCGATGCAGTGGATTCAGGACGAGCACTGCGCGTTGATCGAGCTGATCCTGAGAATGTGGGCCGAGCATCCTGATGGGTTGCCTTGGCTGGTTGCGACGTATGAGGTGCTGGAGGTGGAGCGGTGGGACTTGCTACCGCTGACGGCGGGTACGCCCTGCACTGAGTGCAGCAATACTGGCTGGGTCTATAACCCCGAGCTGAGCGACAAGCAGATCGAGTGTGAGAGTTGTGGTGGGAGCGCCAGCATCGGCGGCATCACCCTACGCTCCCGCGCAGACGCGTTGCTTCGCAAACGCAGCGACGGATCGCTCTACGTCTGGAGCCTGAAGACAGCCAACGGCTGGGACAAGAGGCAGGAAAACGCTAACAGGCATGACGTTCAGGGGATCAGTGAGATGGTTTGTATTGAGTATAGGCTGAGACGGGTAGCTGATGATCCTGAAAGGGCTGGAGGGTTACTGCCAACAGGGCAAGTAGCCCCGAGGGTTGATGGAACCCAGATGACCTACCTCATCAAAGGCCGGCGAGAACTAAACGAAAAGCTGAATGTCTACCAGATCAAGAATGGTTTGCTTCACCCTTGGGCTATCGACGCCGGGTTACTCGGCGAGAAGGAATATGCTCATAGCTACTGGTACAAATGTGAGCTTCCGCACCAGAAAGGGACTACTAAAGGTGGTAAGCCGATCATGTGTGAGGGCAATGCTAATCATCGGCTGAATGATAGCTGGCAGCAGGTCAATATCTGGGAGCAGATGACGATTAAAGAATGGGTTGCAAAGCTGCTCGCCGGGGAGGTCCAGCCAAGCCTGCCATTGCCGACTGTAGTTATCAATCCTGTTCCTTATTTCAGGAATGATGTTGAGGTTGAGGATTGGCTAGAGCAGGTCAAGGCTCAAGAAGAAACAGCTCAGCTTGGAGTAGAACTGGTGAAATTGGCTAAGGCTAACAATGATGAAGCCGGGGTTCGATCTCTGCTGAATATCCACTTCAGACAACACCGAAATCGGTGTGACTACCCTTACAAATGTGCAATGCAGGACATCTGTTGGGGGCCATCGGCGATAGCCGATGATCCGGTTGGTTCTGGGCTGTATCGGCTGAGAGATGAGGTTGAGATGGAGGTTACTACAGATGACAGGTAGCATTTTTCCAGAGCGCATTCAGGCAAAGGCCGAAGACTATAAAGAGTGGCCTACTACCTTGAGGCTTACGGAAGAAATGGGTAGCGAGATCACGGTTTTTCTAACTGCCGATGTTCGAGAAGCCTTGATCGAGGCTTTGCAGAACCCCGAAAAGGAAGAAGATGTCTAACAGAGCTTCAACCCTCATCATCTACGGCGGCTCGGGCTCAGCCAAAACCACGAGCCTTGGTTGGCTAGCTCGCCACGTTCACAGGACAACCGGCAAGATAACCCGCTTAGTGAGCGCCGATGGCGGCGGCTGGGACCCGATTCAGGACTGCATTGACGATGGGATCATTGAAGCATGGCATGTAGGCAGCCTGAACGACCCAACGGCGACGATGAGAAAACTCAGCCGGTTCGAGTGGCCGGTTGTCGAGAACGGGAAGCTGGTTATGAAGCCTACTTCAGCAGAACAGCGAGAGAAGATCGGGGCTTATGCTATTGAAGGGCTGACCAGCGTTGGCGATGCAGTTATGAGATCGCTGCGTAGTAGGGGATCGAAGTTGGGGGAGAGCCCAAATTACAGCTACGCCGAGGGTACTGAAACCTTCTATGGCTCTAACCAGAGCTACTATGGTTTCATCCAAGACGTTCTCTATGAGTTTGTAACCAGCTTCTCTCAGTTGCCGGTTCAGTATGTAGCCTGGACCGCGATGGAAGCCAAGGGAGAGGACGACCAGAGAGTGCCAATCTATGGGCCGGCGATTGCGGGCAAGAAGGCCGTCAGCAAGGCTCCTCAGTGGTTCGGAGATTGTCTGCATCACGACATCATAACGGTTGAGGAAACAGGCAAGGATGGAAAACCAGTTATAGATGTGAAGACCAAGGCGAAGGTCTTGAAAACCGAGATCAGGGCTTACTTCACTAATCATCCCGATCCGGCTACGCAGATTGTCTACCCCGCGAAGATCAGGGTTCCAGCAGCAAGGCTGGCTGAGCTGAGAGCCGACGAGAAGTTCAAGAATGGTTACTTCGAGCCGAGCTTGACCGGGGGGCTGGATTGGCTGTTGGAGATTGAGGAACGCTTACGGAAGGGGGGTAACACGAAATGATAAATGATGAACAAGATATTCTGGATGGATTATCCGAACAGATCAGTCTGGCTCTGAGGCAACTGGACCAAGAACAGGAAGCACCGGGATTTAATCCTGATAGAAGTGACTCCACAATACGAGACTTAAAGAAAAAGGTTGTCCGGCTGAGAGAAATCCGTACTGATCTTGAGCACGTTTTCTTTGGCGGGATTCTGGATTATTTCCCCAGTTCAGTACCAACCCCTGCTAAGCCGGTTGAGGATGATGGGATTCCATTCTGATAAGTAGTAAAACCTTTGCAAAGGAGAGCAAGAACGTATGACCGACGAAGTGAAATCTGTTGATATCAACTCACTGGACCTCGAAGAAGATGAGGTTCAATTCGACGCTGCGGCGGACTCTACGGAGCAGCCACCGCCAGTGCCGGATGGTATTTACCGAGCTAAACCACGTTTCGGGCAAGGACATCAATGGATGGGCAAGTTCAAGGACGGCAAGCCCACGTCAATGTGGCCAAAGCCCAATGTGCAGTTTGTGATTCAGGCACCGGGGACTCCCCAGGACGGCCAGCTTGTGTTTGATATGTGCTCGACCATGATTCGCTTCAATGGTGCCAGTCGGATCAGCACGATCCTGTCAAAGATGGGGCTGGAGGCCGAGGTGGGCCAGTGTCGAGGCCACAAGGATCTCGTGAAGCTGTTCGAGGTGGCACTTGAACAAGGCCGAGAGGTCAACATTGAGACTGAGTGGAAGGCTCAAGTCAAAGGGCCAGACGGCAAGTACAAGGATGTGAAGGTTGGAATGAAGAACTTCCCCAGCGACGGTAATGGGGGGTTCAGTCCTGTGGTCAGTGTGCCGGGAACTGGAGATGTAGTCGCTCAGGCGACAATCAAGAAGTTCATTGCCATCTAAGCAACGCCTGCCTCTTGCAGATAGCAGCAGGAGGTTGGCTTGCTTACGATGCCTCGGCCTGGTGGTAGCCAGTGCAATTTACCCAAGGGCCATCAGGCCGGGGCTCTTTTAGGAACTTATGCGGCAGCTTCAGCGAGGTGTAACAAGCGCTGGCTGTCGTAGGCTGGTGGCCGGCTCGTGCTGCGAATGAAGCTGCTACTCCCTTTCATCGAGGAGAAAGATAATGATTGGTGACTACTTTCGATTGCGTAGTTGGACGGCTTACGGCCAAAAACTACCCAAAGGCCAGCCGGGAATTATCTCACAGAGCTTCAAGGCCAATCCCGGCAAGCATGTGGTAGTTGTGGTCATCGGCGAAGTTCGGGACAGCGCTGAGATAGATGATGAGTATGTCAAGGCGCAGTTAAACCTATTACAAAGTCGCATCCTAAAGGGCGAGTGAGAACTTTATGTTTGATCGAGACTATCCAACCCTCTTAGTAGTATCCCACGATAACGATTGCACAATTTCATTCACTGGAAGATGTAATTGTAATTGCACTATGGAACTGCTCGTTGGGGACAGCGAGCGATGGCGGGCGAAGAAGCTGAGATTACAACAGGAGGTTGTAGAATGACATTCAAGGTAAAACGGTCTTTATTGGTAGCTGCTCTCAAGAGAGAACAGGAGCAACTGAAGCAGGAACATGAGAAAGCCCTTGCTCAATTCGAGAAGGCTCTGCCTGCTCATCAGTCGAAACTCATAGATGCCTGTGAGCAGTTGGTCAAGAAGGCCAAGGCAGGGACGTTGAAGGTAGATGGCCATTATAAGGGCCAAGGGACTGTATCTCTACCAGCAATTCCAACAAAGCCAAAACCTGATTGTCGGATAGCCGAGATCAATGAGCTACAAAAGCTGTTGGCCCTCAATGACGATGAGTATTTCACGCTGACCGAGAGCAGCAAGTTCTATCGATACACTTGCAAGATTTGACCGAAAGGGAGGCTACACAATGACAGCTACGGCGAGGAAACCGAGGGAGAAGAAGGAACCCACTGAGGAACAGAAGCTACGATCAGAGATCAGTGCATTGGATAGGAAGATTGAAGCGCAGCGGGTTCACACCCAGAAGCTACAGAAGGAACTGGGGGAGAAGCAGGCTGAGCGGAATGCACTCGTGAAGCAGAGGATAGAGCTTCTCAAATCGGAGCTACTAGATGAGCAAACAACAGAACAGTAGCAGCTACAGGCAGGGGCTTCATCTCTACCTGGATGCAGTTAGTTTAGAGTTGAAGCCTCTGCCGGCTGAATACATGCCCGAGCACAGGCTGCATGGGTGTACGAAGCATTGCATTCCAGCCGGGGAGCAATCCAATGAGCAAGATCAGACTAGACGACAACGAACCGATCTATCAGCATCAGGTCGAGAGGGATGCCGCGACAAAGCCGAGGACTGAAGTTTGTACCGATGAGAAGTGTGACATCAAGATGCAGCCACATTCTCATAAGAGCAGGCTGAGTAAGGCTGACCAGATCATTGAGGATGCTCATAGAAATGGGGCTCCCCGGAGGAACCGTTTGTTGGGGGCTCTCTATGGAGATGGCACCGGCAGCATTTCATTTGGCTTCGAGCAGATCGTTCTGGATGGAGAGCGGGATGCTTTTAACGAGGATTGAGGAGGAGGGCTATGACCAAGAAGCAACTCATCAGTAACATCGCATGGGCGTTGGCGGGGGATCGAGGAGATTCTACCTTGTTGCGGGATCTGAACCGGCTGAGCATGTCAACTCTGAACCTGTTGAACACGACTCTGAACACAACTCAGTCTGTGGGAGGGGAAGCAGCAGCACAAGGTTGACCAAAATGGCAAAGTTCAAATCCGCCCACGAGCGTATCCTGGAAGCTATCAGCAGCACCGAGGCTTCTACTTTCAGCGAGTTCTGTTCGGCCTACTCGGATACTCCCGAAAGGGGAGACAAGGAAGGCTGGAGAGAACTGTTCAAGGAACTGAATAAGCTGGAAGGCATGTACATGGTTACTGTGGTCAGAGATGACAACCGGATCGAGTTCATGCAGCTTACGGAAGGCGGGGTTGCCTACCTCAAAGAGCTTCAAGCGAAGGCTTTCTGATGATCCCAAAACCTCAAACATGTCTCGATTGCCCATTAGCGGCAGACATGATGGGCTTTAGTGCAATCGAAGGTACTGGCTCCCTTGGCGTGATGGTCGTAGCAGAAGCTCTCGGCGCCAGGGAAAGAGCCGATGGTTTACCGCTGCGGCCCCACGCTGATGCTGGATCGGTGTTTCAGAGAGCATTGAAACTGGCGGGGGTTGATCGGGCTCAGCTTTGTATAACGAACACAATAAGGTGCATGCCGCCTAACAATTTTCTGGAAGGAGCCAAATATGAACGAGAAGCAATCGAGCACTGTAGCCAATACCTTCGTGAGGCTGTCCAACGCTATAGTCCAAGAGTTATACTTGCGCTCGGTAATGTCGCCCTCCGAACTCTTACTGGACTCACCGGCGACCATCGAACTGTCACTTCGCTTCGGGGATATGTCTTACAAGCTATCGATTACAGCGGAGTCGTCGTCGTCCCAAGCTACCATCCCAGCTACATCAGACGAGGAGCAGGACAGCTCTTTAGAGTTCTTGTTGAGGACATCAGGAGAGCCGTTGCCGTCACCAGAGAAGGAAAGGTAACAAAGCAAACCGTTCAGTGGATCAACGATCCGTTGACAGGGAAGCCTACCAGAACGATAACGGAGCAGCCGGTTCAAACCAGCTACATCCTGAACCCGATGGATGATCCGAGGCTGAGTTATCAGACTGATCCTACTGTTGAAGATGCTGAGAAGTTCTACCAGCACTGTAAGGATCATCCCGAACTGGTTATCAGCTATGACATTGAAACGGATAGAAGCGCGGGGAAGGCGGAAGGGGAGGTTGATAATGAAGAAATGGGGCAGGAGATCACGCTCGTACAGTTTTCCACTGCTCCTGCTACTGGGATTGCCCTACCTTTTGCCGCTGATTATGTAGGCATGATTCGCCGAACCCTTGCTCTTGGCAACCCCAAGGTGGGCCACAACAACTGGCTTTTTGATAATCCTATACTTGCTGCCTACAACTGTCCGGTGGCTGGACCAATAGCCGATACCCTCTGGATGTGGCATCACATGCAGCCTGATCTGCCGGCTGATCTTCAGTTCGTCGCCTCGTGGTTTGGCATGCCCTTCCCTTGGAAACACTACGCCGGGCCGAACTTGCGGTTCTACGGTGTAGCCGACGCAGACGCAACGCTCAGGATATTCCAGCAGATCCCAGAAGCCATGAAAAAGCTGAAGGTCTGGGATAGCTGGGTTCGTCAGCGGCAGCAGCTCAGGCCGATCCTTGAGCGGATGAAGGCCCGAGGCGTCGGCACCGATGCAGATCAGCTTGTTGTCTTCGGGCAGCAGCTCTCGGTCGAGATAGAGAGAGTAAGGCAGGAGATATTGCCACTGGTTCCAGCGGAGCTAACCCAGTTCAAGCCTTTCAAGGGCATTCCGAAAGACGTGAAAGAGTTTGTTGACGAGCGGTTGCCGGTCATTGAGTCTAGTCTGCGGGCGACTTGGGTAGGCAAGCTCACCAAGAAGGCTCTGGCCGAGGCGCTCAGGCCCCAGAAGGAAGCGCTTCAGGTGCTCGGCTTTGAGACTTTGGGGTATCACCAGCCGATGCTGGCTGCTGCAAGCGGTATCCGTGAGTGGCTACAACCACTCGCCTTCAACCCCGGCTCCTGGCAACAGGTCATGGCCTACGCTAAGCATAGGAAGCACAAGGTTCCGGTTGTCAGCGCGAAGCAGAATGGAATGAAGGTCAAGCGCGAGAGCGTAAACGAGAAAGCCTTGCTCCAGCTCAGCCGGAGAACGAAAGACCCTTTCTATAAGCTGGTTTTGGACTATCGAGAGCCGGTCAAGATGAAGGGGACTTATGTTGGGGACGTGGAAACGCGGAGCGGGGGATTCATGCCAGGGCCGGATGGCCGGATCAGGGCTGACTTCACGTATAGGCCGGCGAACGGCCAGCTCGCCACGAGGAACGGGCCAGCTTTAATGACCGCGCCGAAACATGGAGTTTTGGCGGCTCAGTTCAGACGGGCTATCGTGGCCAAGCCCGGTTGTAAATTGATAGAGGTAGACTGGAAATCATTTCATATTCTGACCCTCGGCTTTGAGTCTCAGGATGCTACTTACATGAGGCTGGCTAGAGGAGACATGCATTCTTTCTTTGCGGCCGCTCTGCTCCATCTGGAACAACCAGACCGGCTGTTATCTATGGATGATGATGAAATGATTGATCGGCTCAAGTTTCATAGGAAGGATGGAAGGGAAAGGTTTATTGGGCCAAAGAACCGGATGCTTACCTTTCAACAAGTCCGGGATCAACAAGCCAAGCCAGCAATATTGGGTATGGGACTCGGCCAACAGGCTAATAGGTTGTGGGAAGAAAACGAAGACTTCATTGGTTCCAAAGTTGAGGCCCAGAAGCTCATTGATCTATGGAAGGCACTGTTCCCGAAAGAGGTAGCTTATCAGCGGAATGTAAGAGAGCTTGCCCATAGGCAGCACTACTTACTTAGCAGATACGGCTACATTCGTTGGTTCTGGAATGTTCTACAGTGGAACAGTAATTGGCAACGCTGGGAGCCGGGGCCGGACAGCGAATCTGCAATTTCCCATTTCGTCCAAAACGATGCCTTCGGGATGATGTACGATGTTATGCTGGAGCTTGGGGAGAAGGGATTGGATGAGAGGTTTGGGCTGATTTTGAATATGCATGATGCACTGATTTTCGAGTGCTCAGAGGCTATCGTTGATGAATGCGTTACAACGGTTACTGAGTTGATGGAGAGGCCGAGTAGAGTATTGGTTGATCCGAAGGTGGCGCCTTCCGGCCTGGCCTGTAAGGTTGAAACTAAGGTTGGGGTGAATCTGGGAGAGATGTCTGAAATAAAGCTGGGATGATTGGAGGGTGAGATGAGCGAGCAATTATTGCCATGTCCGTTTTGCGGGGGTGCGGCCGTGGTTAAAGCTACGGAGTTCGGGCGTTATCAAAAACTCCCCGCGTCCTACATCGAATGCTCTCAGTGTGAGATCGGAACCAAGTTCTCACAGACTGTTACGGCGGCAACGAAGGAATGGAATCGCCGGGTTACTACCCCAGCCCTGCCCGATGACGTAGCGGAGCTAATTAAAGAATTGCGAGAATTCCTTGGGAATTTGCCGCACGTGACTGATTACGAAACCGGAATAGCTATCGTTGAACAGCTCGTCGCCTCCCTCGAATCACTCAGCAGGGAGCGGGCGGCGTTAGCGGAAGGATTCCAAGCGGCGGTTCGTGAACTGAATGACGTTGTTGATCCGTTCGTCTTAGGCTCTTTGCGTGATCGCGAACCAGATATTCATACAGGCGGACGCTGGGCTGAGACGCCACAGAGGATATTAGCGATTCGCGCAGCCCTCGCGCTTACAAGGGAGTAATCTACAATCAGGGAGGGAGAGAATGCCTGAGATAACGATAGAGAGAGCTGCTGGAGTTACCCCACCAAAGATGCAATCGCAATCGCGCAGGGCGTTCTCGACCGGAAGCGAGTTGTGGGGATGAAGTTAGAGAACCGTATTGAATGCGCGGACTGTGGCGCGTTGATAAAGCTAAGCGCGACGTATACCGCAGAACGCGATCCCCAGTCCGCTCCGGTCTGTTGGGGATGTGGACCGGGAAAGATCGAGCTTGCCCAAGTAACAGCCGAGCGAGATAACTATGAACAGTATTGGCAGCCGCTATTACAAGCAATGCAGGTATCCAGTATTGATGCCGCGGTTGAGTGGACAAAGGCGATGGTAGAACGCAGCAAGGAGCTTGCCGCCCTTCACCTCGCGATGACAAACATTAAGCACGGTTCTGAAACCGAGTGCGGCTGCAACGATCACAGTAGCGATACTTGCTGCAATCAGGCTGGCGAATTCTGTGCTTATTGTCAATCGTCGGCGGCCCTACTCGTAGCAGTAGATCGAAAGGAAGGTGAGAACAATGACGGTCTGTGAAGCCTGCGGAGAGCATAGGCGATTCTTTTGGCATTGTCGCGACGGCTGCGGCGCAAAGGCTCACGTCGCAACGTGTCGATCCTGCGGCGTGCTGAACTTGCTCGACTGGAAAAGTGAGGACGGGGACAATGGCTGATGAATTTGACGAGAAGGCGGCTGAGCTGCTGCCGTGTTCAGACAAGACTATTCCTCGCAAAGCCGGTGATCTGTACTGTGTGGGCGATGATCATGACGCATATGAATGTCCTGCCTTTCACCGTCAACAGGTTGCTACCAGACTTCGCATAGAACACTCCGAAGCCAAAGCACAGGGATTCGCTGAGGCGAGAGAAGCAGCGGCGAAGATTGCCGAACGGCGTTGGCACACAAGTGGAACTGACTGCACGGATTATGAAAACTGCGGAATCGTCAAACATAACCGATACCAACCGGACTCGGCGGCAAGGCTGATTCGCCTAATCCCCACGCCCGCAGAGAAGGAACCATGATACAAGCTCTACTCGGTACTCTATTATGGGCAATCCTGTTCAACTGCTTTACTGGATTCGTTATCTTACTTCACGCCAGACAGTCCAGACATGCCAGAACCAGGAACAGGCGGTATACCCATGCTAGGCTTTTTCGTCTTGGGCTTGTAGGTCTGAACTCCAATCCCGATGACCGTGGGCAACGCCTTCAGCGCCCCCTTTGAGCCTTCCAGTCCCCATGCTTCTCTCAAATCCTTCTCCACCATCGGTTCTATAAGCTGAGAGGCTTCTCTACCGATCGATGGAGGCAAAGGCTTGCCTGTTTGCTGGTCATACTCAAAGGTATCTCCGTAGGCTACGTCGGCAGCGGCACCGGGAACAGGAGCCAGCTTGGAGCGCCAGAAGCGGTTCCAGATTTCAGCGGCGTTCTGCCGAATCTTTCCTTCTTTGTCTACCCAGCCTGTAGGAGAGCCCTGCTTCTTTATCATCTCGCCGCTGGACTGGTCCCAGACGGCTTTGGAGAAACGGAACATAAATCGAAGCTCGTTCTGGAAGCCTGCGCTGATGTCATAGTGAGTATTGCCGAAGCGGACTTTCAGGAAGTCCGATGATTCAGGATCGGTTTCGACTTGGGCTCCAAGCTGCTGTAGCAGATACATCGTAGCCCCGGTTGTAGCGACGAAGCGGGTCATTTCGGTTGCTGCAATCATCCTAGCGCCCTTGGGTAGCTTTGCGTAGTAAACTGGGTTCATCAGGTTGAACCGGCTCTTGAGCCAGCGGTAGGCAAAGAGGCCATGAGTAGCAAGAGCAGAGCGTTCTACTGAACCAAGCATCGAGCCCTCTTTGGCTAATCCTCCCCGGCCAACGGCGTCAGCAATGAATTTCAGGATACCCTTTTTGGCGTTGACTGCTTCCTCAGCAGAGAGCAGCTTCTTTTGTTCCATCCAGTTGATCCAGCCCCGGTAAATCTTGTAGAGTCCTTTACCCTGAACATTGCGGTAGGTAGAGAAAGCCTGCTCGCTTCGAGCTATACCAGGAATCTTGTTAGCCAGATCACTCCTGAAGGTTTCCTCTCGAAGCTCGGGATGAATGTGTTGGCCTGCTCTAGTGAAGGCGTCGTAGCCGAGGTCACGCATTTCCTGTGAGATTGGATCGAGCAGAATGTCCGCCTCGAAGTCTCGGTAGCTTTCGAGGTTTAGGTTCTCAAGCTGGTATTTGCCCCAGCGGGTTTCGGGATCAGGAACCTTGCCGATCGCTCGAAGCTGCTCCCAGAATGGCACCACGAAGCCTCGATATGGATGCAGGACAGAGCCAATCCAACCTTGCCTGCCGGGAGCACTGAGATCGTAGGCCGTCTTGATCGAGCGAAGCATGCTGACTGCTGAGCCTATCTTATGTTTGGTGGCTGAGAATGGATCAAGAGATTGCATCTCGTTAGCCAGCTTCTTTCGGCCCCTGAGAATGTCGTCTTCTGCTCTATCGATGAGAGCCTGCCACTTGGGGTCTTCGCTTGAGCGGCGCATCTTCTCGTACTCAGCAAGTTGCCGTTTGGCTTTCTGGATTTCCTTCGCCGCCGTGGTCAATGCAGTAGCTTTTTCATTAGGCAGCTTTGCTCCCTTGTGAGATTCAGCATAGACCTTCTGGGCTGTCCTGAGTACTCTGGTTGGGTGGAGCTTTTCTACTACCTGAACAGCCTGGACAGCCTGGCCGTAGCGAGTCAGCCGGGTTGACATTGATTCGGCGATGTCTTGGGCCTTGTCCATCAGAGCATTAGCTGCTTCTGGATTGCTCTCTACAAGGTTGACTGCTTTGTCCTGAAGCATGTCTTGTAGTTTGATACCGAGCGCGGTCTGCTCGGGGCCGACTACGGGAGATTGCTTTAGCCACTCCATAGCACCGCCGATTCCCTTTTCAGCGATCAACCCATCTGCCATCTGGGTAGCTCGATCAAGGCTTCTGACGTTGGGAGCTGGGTTGTAGAAACGGTCTTCGCCACCGAGTAATCCATGTTCTTCTAGAGTCTCTGGAAGGCTGCGCTTCTCCATCTTCGGTGGTGTCTCCCGGAGCGATTGAAGCTCAGCATTGGACTTGGCCCAGAGGTCAGCAAGGTAGGGCTTGGCTGAGTCGCCGAGGTCAGCTAGAACCTGCTTCGACCATGAGGCAAAGTCCTTCAAGCCGGATTCAATGTAGTGAGCACCAACCTTGGCCATCTCTTTTAGGAGTTCCGTTGAGGGGCCACCGGAGCCGCGTTCGGTTTCGAGTAGCTTCTTGATTCTGGCCTTAGAAGCAGAGAGGTCTTCTGCTGACTTGAAGGCAAGGGTGGAGCGGAAGTTTTCAGCGGCAGCTTGGGTTACAGAGCGTTCGGCATCGGTCATCTCGAAGCTGGCTTTGGGGACTGGGGGCAAGCCAGTTGTCTCTTGGGGTTCTGCTAGGGGCTTGGCTTGTCCTTTAGCAAGTATCTCATGCGCTGCTTGCGGTTTCATTGTGTCAACGTCCGACGCTTTATAGCCCAAGTCGTAAAGCCCCTGTCTCTGAGCTTTCGTAATCATAAACGGGACGCTTACTGTGGGCTTGGCTGATTCTGCCTTAGGGGCTTCGGGACGCTTAATGATGCCAGCCTGCTCTGGATCGAAAATCACATAGGAATCCCCAAATCCCTCAACTCTATTGTGGTATACAGCACCATCAAAGCCCTTGCTTGTTAGGAGGGCGATGAACTTAGCCTGCTTCCCCTTGAGTTCCAAAATTGATGTGATCGACTCAGCTTCACTAGCAGAAAGAGCACCTAGCCATTCCAGGTAATCCGTCCATCTGTTGATCTGTGCTGGGCCCTCAGCTACGGTATCGGGAAGCCGTATTGGGTTATTAACTTCAACGGACGCAGCGACAATAGTAGGAGCATGGCCCGGTCGCCGATGAACTAAGCTCTCCCCTCTGGCTTTTGCGGCAACTTCCGAACCAAAATGAGAAAGTGGAAGAAATCTATCAAACTCGGCACCTGTACTATGGTATAGCTTCCCTTTGAACGGTGCGCCCGCTCTACCCATCTCCTCAATAGGAACCCCTTCTCTTGCTATTACCGCTTCGATAGGCTTGGCGATTAAGGGCTTCACAGGTTCTATCTCCGAAGCTAGGGCAGGAACAGGAGGCAGCTTCGGTTCCATCTTCGGGCTGCCAAACGCATCTTCTATAAACCGATGCTCCATAGCATCACTCGGAAAGGGTTGATCTCCCCGTTCAGCAGCTTTGGCTATCCGTTCACCAACTGTCTCCGGCAACGTAGCCCTTGCCCACTTCGCCACGGCTTTCAGGGTTGGCTCATCTCGTTGTTCTATCAAGGCATGGAAGTTCTCATGTTGAGCAGCTTGGTCCAGTCTGGCTTGAATCTGCTCGGGCGTTTCACCTTTCTTCTGAAGCTGCTTAATCCGATCCGGGTTGACCTCTACTTTCAAGGTGTCTCGGTCGAGAGTGGTTATGCCGGACTTCTTGCTGCTCTTGGCTACGACTCCTTTAGCAGCAGGAGCTTTGGCTGCAATCGTTTCCTCAACGGGAACTTCCAGCTTGAGATCGAGGGCTGGGAGCTTCGGTAGCTCTTTAGGTAGTTCAGCAGCAACCGTTTTAACGCCTTCAGCAGCCTTTCCCCTGAGAGCAGAGATGCCAATTGGAGCGAGGATAGCTGCTGCTTCACCCAAGCCTCCTGCGATGTCGCCGCTACCGATTCGTTCTCCGGTGTGAGCAGCCATAGGCCCGACCATAGGCAGTCCAGCAGCTACCCAATAACCAAGGATTTCTGGATCGGCAAGAGCAGCCCTTCCATCCTTGTAGCCTTTCTTCTTGGTAAGCTCCTGAGCCTTTCTATACTCTGCAAGCTGGGGCTCTGCCCATAGGGACCAGAGCCTCTTTCCAGCGACAGCAGGTTTGCCTGTCAGGGAGTCAAGGGCAACCTTGCCTAGTTCGACTGGGAACTGGGCAAAGCCGGTTAGAGTATCGCTGGCTGCGGTGGTGAACTTCTCTATAGCAGAAGGCTTGTCCGGACGGACGAAAGGCTTTGCAGTGGGTTTGCCGGTTATAGAACTGACCTGAGTATTGGGTTTCTTGCCCCTCTCACGAGCCCCTATCTGAGTAGCAGATTCAACCGGCCCACTGACATAGCCCTGAAGCGTTTTAATCTTGTCGTTGATAGAAGGCGGTGGAGGCAGTGCCTTAGGCTGAGCAACGGCTTTGGGCTTACCCTGTACTTGCTGCGTTGCATCCCATGCTACATGAACATGATTACCCTCGTTAAGTATCTCAGAGAACCTTCCTCCATAGGTGTCCCTCATGTGATCGTAGAACTGTTTCATCTTGGCCGGATCACCTGCAAAATCGAAAGCATTGCCTGTAAGATGATGACTGGTAGGGCTGCCCCCAACGGCGGCATTATGCTGAGCATTACGTTGACCGGATGTAGTTTGGAGGCCAAACTTGTGAGCTTCTTTGGACAGGGTTTTGCTATCTATAGGTGAGACATCCATGTCAACCATGTCTCTATAGGTAGGATACTTGGAGAGGACTCGGCGGGTCAGTATATCGTCAGAGAGATCATTGTAAGCATCAGGGTGCTTCTTGCGAATACGAGAAGCAAACTCTTGGATTGATACACGGTCTGGCATTGGTCATCTTATTCCCATTGGATCACTGACTGCCTTGCTTTTGGGTTTGCCAGAGGGAACTGGCGCCATCTGCCTGCCGGAGAGCTGATCGATCTGGTTGGCGTTGTTCTGGATGGAGTCAACCGCGTTCTGGTGAGCTTGGTAAGCGGATTCTATTTCAGAGTCAAGCTGCTTCACCTGCTCGGCTACGTTGGCTTTTATCTTTTCGTCGGTTGCCGCTGTAGCAGCTTGAAGCAATGTTGCTCTGCGAAGCATGAGAGAACGAACCCTGCTTTCGGCGGCACTGACATCACGATCAGCGGTAGCAATAGCCAGCTTCAATGGAGTAACCTGCTCGATGAACTTTCTATGAGAGATCATCGAATCAGCCAAGCGGGTTGCATTGGTTACATTCGCCTTCCTCGTTGCAACCTGAGACTCTACATTCCGCCAGCGCATCTCCATGTCCTGATGCTTGTCTTTCTGGACTTGGATAACCATTTCACCTGCTTGCTTCTGGGCATCCACATCGGTTAGCTCGGGGTTGGCTGCTTTCAACGCGGCGGCGGTAGCGTTGATATTCTGGCTGGCCTTTGCCTCTGCGATCCTTTCATCATGCATCTTCTGCCGGTTGGCTATCTGGTTCTGGACTTCCATCTGCCTCTGCATTATTGCTTCTTGGTTCAGCCGTTGCTTTTCTAGCTGGAACTCGAACCCCGGTTTCTGCTGCTGGAACTTCTCACTGGCTGCTTCCAGTGGGGTGTTGAACATGGGATCGATGCCGGGGATAGCCGAGAATCCTCTAGGTGAGGTTCCTGTTTGCTGAATCTCTTGCTGGTAGCGATCCCTTCTGCCGGTTGGATCGACGGCTTTGACCTGTTCAGGCGAAGGCTTCGGGGCCATCTTTCCAGTGAACCCACCCATCGCTCCTTCTCGTTTACCCTTATTCCCTTTCGACCCCGGCTTGGCATTCAATATCTGCTGCATCTGCTGGAAGGCGACGGGCAGGAACTCGGGCCGGAAGTTCGGAGAGGCCATTGCTTCCTTGATGAAGTCTAGCTGAATCTGCCTGTCAGCCAAGTCCTGTTGAACCTGTTGCTGATGTTGCTCCCACATAGCATCAGCGGTGCCTCCCGCGAGGCCACCGAGTAGTCCTGAGATGAAGCCTTCCATTGGCATATCTAGTTAGTGGGCCGAGGCAACGGCATCCCCCGTTCTACGGGTTGGCCTGCTGCATTGAATACAGGTTCCCATCCACTGTGAATCAGCCTGCCCCAATCTTTGGCCCGTTGGATGTCTCTTGTAACTACATAGCACAACCGTAAAACTGCATCATTGGTACTATATGGAGTTTCAAGTGACCGAAAGCGTTTATCCCATACATCTCCAGCAAACTCTATATATGGGCTGAATGATAGGGCAGTTTTCATAGCTAGGCCCTTAGAGCATCGAGCATTCCACCGGCGCTGCCTGGATCAGGGATAGTATTATCATCTGAGCCACCTTTACTGAGTATCTGCCCGAGCAATCTACCGAGGCTCTGACCGATGCCTCCGGCGAACTGCCGATTAGAAAGCATCTTCGAGATGTCCTGCCCGCGCATTCCGAGGATACCGCTAAGCATAGCTGACAAGCCGCTCATCCCAGTGCTGCTCTCGCCTGATGACTGGGCCCCCAGTAAACCTGCAACCCCCTCCAACCCCTGAGCCGCCATAGGTCTAGCCTTGCTGAACAGCTCACCTATGTCATGGGCCTTCGAGAACTCAGCGCCAGCCAGCGCCGAAGTGCGTCCACCGCCTCGGGGCGAGAACTCCGAGATAGCCTTGCTGACTGCATCGTATTGACGGCCTGTAGCGTTGACCTCTGGGCCGAGGACTTCCATTAGCTTGGTGCGATCACCGCCAAGAATATCGGTGAACCAGTTGCGAACCGGATCGAGGGCTTTGTGAAACTGGCGCCAGTCCTTGCGGCCCTGTTGGAACTGTTGGTTGGAGCGGTCGCCAAAGGTCGTCAAGGTGTCTTGCAACTGGGTGTCGGTCTTGCTGCTGGAAGATGAGCCACCCTTGTTGCTGAGTAGCGAGCCTCCGATGGAGCCTGCTGCTCCTATGATTGCTGGGAGAAATGGGACAATGAAGGGCATTAGTCTTCTCCGGTTTCAGGCTTTCGTAAGTATACAGTATATGGCAAGAGTTTCATTCCATTTTCCACACAAATGTGGGCAATCCTTTCATTCTCCGCGAAGCTGTAGTAGGCACAGGGAACATTGTCCGCGATCTCGTTGATCTTCTCTATCAGTAGCAGGGCAACCCCCCGGTTGCGATAGTCTTCGCTGACCCAGATTGGCTCGAAGTGGGCCACAAGTTGGAGCACTCCACAACCTATGATGTCTCCGTTGGAGTCTTCGGCGACGGCTATCTGGCTCATAGGCGGTGCTGGAAGCTGGCCCCCGTTGGCGACAAACAGGAAGGCCAGCCGGTAGTATTCGTCGGGGGGTAGAATCCTGATCTTTACCTCGTTAGCTATCCACTCTTTTCTCTCTGGTTGGCTGCTCATTAGATATTCCCCGTTTGCAGCTTAACATAAGCTGTGGCTATGGCTGTAGAGCCGGTTATGGAACCGAGGGTAGCGGGCAGGACTCCGGCTACACTGGCATTGGCAGCGGTTCCCTTCTGGGCGAAGCTCTGGTTCAACACGGCGTCGGCGGTTGCATCGTTATTAGCCGACCTGAAGGCGCCGGTAGTGTTGTCCATTGTTACTGCCAGCCAGTACCAGCCGGGGCCAATAGTCACCGCTCCAACGGTTGCTTCGATTGCTCCCGTTGCAGTCGTGCTCTGGGCTCCGCTGGCTACCAGCTTTGCGCCGGCTGAGCTGTAGACCCCGACTCCAAAGAGCCCGCCAGCGCTGGCTATCCCGATGTAAGCAGTTATCCGAGTAACGATCAGGGGTAGAGGTAGCAGGAACTTAAAGACCTGTACTTCATTAGCAGCCCCCATAGTCTGATTGAAGTTCAAGCCATTCAGGGTTGCTGGAATAGGGAGCAGAATATAAGGATGATCCGCTGAGTCGAGCAGCGGGAAGTCAGCGCCTACAAGGTTCCTAAAGGTAGGGGCAGCAGCCGCACCGCTGGCTGGTCCTGCGAATACGACATTAGAGGCTTGGTTTATCTTAGCGAAGCTCAGGGCCGGAGTTGAGGTAGCCGTTGCTACGGTTGTGGTGAACAGTGGAGAAAGATTGCCCGAGCTGAAGATGGTAACTGTGCCGGGGTTTGAGACTGGCAAGCCAGGTAGGTTAGTAACGTTGAGTGGGGCTGAGCCACTGGCTTGTAGCTCGTTTCTGATACTGGCTGCATCGGTGGATTGGTTGGTTGTAGAGCCAGCGGCAGATTCAGCAATCCTCAGCCTTCGCCATAGTTCTCGAATAGTCTGATCTACAAGCCGGGGATTAAGGCTCTTGCCGTCGCCTGTAAGAATGGTTGGTTCATTGGGCATTTAGCCTTCTACTCAGTGATCCCGCTCGTGTTGCGCCGCTTCCGATGCGGCCTTCAGCGCCCAGAGCAAGGCGATTATGAACCCAAGGATTAGCGCGGCCGCGACGTGCCCCGTGGCGGCCAATACTATCAGTAGCGCGACGATGATTATCCCGACCGTAAGGAGCATAAGGCTCTCCATGATGTTATTCCAGTCACCGCGTCTTGGATTAGAGTCGCCCATTAGCTTTCCTGATCGTGCGGCCACAATTAAGACAAGCGGTTACGTTTACGTCGATCACCACCGCTTGCTTCCCGCAATGCGGGCATGGCGCGGTTTCTTCGGCCGGAATAGTTTGTTTCATACCTCTCCTGTTTGAAGAAACTGGGGCTCGCGATCCTTGATCGCAGCTTCGATCATTTCCTCGAACAGCGCCACGTACTCCTCGGCGCGTTCAGCAGTAAGCCCGTCTTCGATCAACATCTGAACTAGCTTCTCTCTCATGGCCGCTCCTGTATCAACCTGCCGCCACAAGTGCAGTGCTGCGTCCGCTCGGTTGACGGGAACCGGCGAGAGCACGCAACGCAGACGAAGTATTTAATAAAGCTCATGGCAATATGCAACCTGGGTCTGCCGTGCATCGCAACATGCAGTTACAGTAGCTCTGTTCGCAGACACTCGGCGGATACCCCGCCAAGCATCCATTGTAGAGTATCTCACACCGGGTCTCGCAGGTCGGCACTGGCCTGAATGCCGCAGTCAGCACGAGTAGGCTCAAGATTGCGATGAGTAGTAGTCGTCTTTTCATGGCAGTCATCCTAACACACCCACGTTCCTAGTACCCTCATAAAACGTCCCGCCGGACGCCTCAAACATTATCAGCGACTTCTTCCCCGCTACTCCAGTAATGACTCCATTGCCACTTAGCCCGGTTCCAAGCGTGATGACGCGCGGAAGAATCCCGTCATTAGTGATAAGTAGGGTCAGAGTCTGGCCGTCAATTGGCGTGTCGCCATTAAGATTGACCGTGCAGTTTTGGGCAGCCGTCCAAGCGACTTGATGATGTCGAAGTTTAGCATCGACGGTGACAGTGATCGTTGAGCCAGGGGTCGGGGCTATGACATTCACGCTACTGGTTTTTGGCATCACTACCTCTCGGTGAATTCGTGAATGAAGTCAGTTCCGAAACGTTCATTAAGAAAGCGGGCAAGCTTCTCGATGTCGATGATAACGCGCCGCCCTGTGGTGGTGTACCTTGTGTCATGAACAAAGAAGCCGTCCTTGTCGTGACTAGAAATCTGCAAAGCCGTGCCTCCGGCATCTATCACGAACATTTCACCTCCGCTAGCATAGAAACTCGCGCCATTTGTTAGTGTTCCTACGGGAGCAGTGCCGTTGAATAACGATAAAGTGTTGGTTCCTTCAGTTGTTCCGCGAGCGGTAGTCGCACCGAGCTTGACGTTTCCGCTCTTCTCAACCCTGAAAAGGCTAGAACTACCTATTTGCAAATCAAGTAAAGGAGAGCCCGCAGCGCTGGCAGTATTGGTGACGTTTAATCTAATCCCCTGAAGGACCGTACTGCCTTCGTTCCAAGTTCCCGCAATGTCCAAGAAGGGCCAACCTGCTTCGGTGACGGTGCCACTGGTGATACTAATTGTATGCCGATTGGTTGTCGCAAAATATGTTGTAGTAAAATCATCGCTGACAATTCCAAACCCCATTGAGCCTATCGAAACATTATTCCCGGTTCCTCCGATCCTCAGCAGAGCGCCGTTATCAGTCTCGATTCCCTTCGTGTGCGCAAAGTGCAGATTACCATTGGAACTGTTAAACAGAACCGTGGATTCACCTACAACTCCACCATTGTCGTAGAGGAGCTGCGCGGTAGTACCACCCGTGATCGTGGTAGTGCCAACCGTGAGCCCGCCGCCGCCTCCGCTCGCGCTCAACGTCGTGCCGGTCATCGTGAGGCCAGAACCGAGCGTGATTTCTTCAAAGTCGCCCGCGCCCGATGCTGAACCGCGTCCGACAAGCTTGCTTGCGGCAGTTGCCGGAACAAAGTTGGCAAAGGCTACGTCATTCAGCGCAGCCGAGAGAATCTTTCCCACTGAGTCAGTCAGCGTGGTCGGCCCCGAACCAGTCTTGAGCAGTCCACTGACTGTCAGATCATCAGCAAACGTAGCCTTCTTAGTCGAGAGGATTGTCAACGCGGTCGCCAGCGCGTTCAGCGATGAGCCGGTAGAGCCAGCCGGGGCGACCTTGAGGACCAGCGATCCGCCGATTCCCGTTCCTGTCCCCTGTGAGCCTGAGAGCGTGAAGTCCGCGCCTGCTATGTTAGTCCCGCTGGCATTCTGCATGCTCAACGTTTGAGCAATCGGAGGATTTGCTGCGAGCTTCCCAAGCCTGAAGTTATCCGCCGCCGCACGACCAATGATCGTGTCTGTCGAAGTAGCTCCGAGTATCAGGTAAGCATCGGCTCCGGTGCCGAGGTAAAGGTTCGCTCCTGAGATAACGTGAGAGGCTGAAACGACTGAGCCATTGGTTGTGGTGACAGCCGAAGCCGTGAAGGGACCGTTGACGCTTGAGTTCCGAGCCATGAACAAGCCAGCCATGTTTCTCAGTGCATCAACGTCTCTTATACGAATGATCGTTGGATGAACGATAACCCCCGGTACTGTAATAGCAGTCAAGGCTCCCCAAGTGGAGCCGCCATCGGTTGACTCCGCGTACTTGATTCCGAGTGAGGGAAAATGATCGACGTAGAGCCGGTAGGTATTGGTTCCGGTCTGAACGATGTTCGGCCCCTCGATCGTGTTTCCCCAAGAGTTCCAGTCACCCGTATGGAGCGCAGTATAGCCGCTAGTCAAGCTGGTCGAGGTCGCAACCTCAATGAAGGAGTTTGTCGGCTGATTGCTGTACCAAAGTTGATAGTTAGAACCCAGCTTCAGGATAAAGGGATCAATCGCGCTGACCGGAATTCCAGTGCCAGTCACCGTAACCGGAGTGCTCCATGTAGTCATCGCCACATTGGTAGGATGAACCTCATGAATCTGATACGAGACGCCGGTGTCAATGCTGGTTGTGACGAAGATGTGAATCGAACCATCGGTGTCCACGAACCACTCGGGCGCGTAGACCCGATTTACACCTGTCACTGCCGACATATCAACGCTCTGAACAAGCGTCCAGTTGGAGAGATCGGGAGAGCTTATGACATCGAAGGTCGTACCGCCAAAGTTATTCGTATGAGCAACCCAGTATAGACCACCACTTTTCATGATCGACGGATCACGAACTATCGAGGGGCTGACTGGCGTGTAGACCGCACCTGTCGTTGGATCGTTGCTGTTCAGGAAGTTGAAAGTCTTGCCGTCGTTCGAGGCAACAAGGTAGAGAGCCTGGGTATTAGTGAAGCAGGAAGCAAGGTAGATTCCTTGGCCTTCCGTGTTCAGGGCACCGAGAGACATAAAGCCTTGAACATCGAGAGCAGAAGCAGGGGCTGTAGTGCCGATGCCGAGCCTCTTGTTGGTGGTATCCCAGAAGAAGGTAGCGTTATCTTGAGCCAGAACCGGCCCCGCTCCTATGAAGGGAATAGAGCCAGTTGTTCCGCTGGTTACAGTGCCCCCGATGGACATGCTGCCGCCACCGCTTCCATTAGCCGCTGCTGTCAACCTGCCCTTTGAGTCCACCGTTATGTTGGCACTCGTGTAGCTGCCGGGGGTTACAGCGGTGTTGGCCAAAGTAGTCGCCATAGAGCCGCTGGTGGTCACGTCGCCGGTGAGATTGCCCACGGTTATGTCAACACCACCGTTGCCCTTGATTAGCTGATTGGCTGTAAGAGTTCCTGTATGAGTAACGCTTCCGGTTCCGGCGCCGGGACCAGCAGTAGTCCATGTGTTAGCTGAGGTGCATATCTTCAGCAAACCGCTGGACGTGTTGAAGAAGATGTTGTTGCCGCTGGGCTGGCAAACAGCAGGATCGCTAGTCCCGAATGCAATCTTTCTAGCAGGCCCGCTGACCTGTGCTGAGGCACTGATCGAGAGCAGCAGGATTGTGACGATCCAGAGTAGACGTTTCATTAGGCGACCTCACCCTCGAAGTGGAACTTTAAGCTGTTGGCTGAGCCTCTGATCCAGTAGTCATGAGTCTCTTTGTTATTAAGTAAATTCCCGCTACCCACCGTCCAGTCATCGCCGGGGCCAAGAAGGATGCCGTAGACCGTTGAGCTTACCCCGGCAGGGCCGATGTAGATATCCCCAGCGTTGGCCGGATCAGCGGTGAGCGTCCAGCCCGAGTAGCGAGCAGAGGCTCCAGCATCGCCTCCGGTTCCTGCGCCAGCGACGGCTTTGATGCAGTCGCTCAGCCTATGGGATATGCTATCAGCAGGTAATGAAATTGTTCCCTTGTAAGGTCTAGCCATCAGGAAGCTCCTTTGGGGTTAAGCGTGGGCCGGATTAAGTGTTCGTACCGAAGCTGAAAAGATCATCTAAGCCTCCAGCCCACGACCGCGATTGTACCACAAAAATCTAAGGGGCAGAGAGCTTTCTCGTGGCAGGAACCAGAATAGGCGCATAGTTCTAACTCTGCCCCCTTGCTCGGCAGTCTATCATATTGCAGCGCCTTTGACTCGGCTAATGTCGCCAAACGGTTTCACAGTAACGTAGCCACCGCCTGCCCCCCATGACCGGAATCTTATCTCCAAATCTTTCTGAAAAACCCGAAAGCCCGCCGCCGAAACCAGCTTAAAAGTAACCGACTTGAACTTTCTGGCCTGAGTCACGATGTAGGTTTTCTTGTAGACCCCAATGCCGTGGTTGATGGTATAGGTATCCGTTATCGGAGCATTTGTTCCATCATCCGTGATGATTGAGAACGTCAGATTAGCCGTGCTGATATGGGCTATCTGGACTTCTCTGATGTGCAGAAAGCCTGTTCCATCCAGCGTAGTAGGTTGGGTTATCCAGTCAGTAACCAGCTCAGGCGAGGGCTCGAAGACCCAGCGCCACTTGAACAGCTTCCAAGGGTCGGAGTCGTTGCCGAGGATTCTGACCAAGTGAGCGATGAACGGGGTTGCAAAACTGTAAGCCTGCTCGCTTCTGCCGTTGTGCTGGATGATGGCCAGCGTTCCAGCTTGAGTAGCCATCACTCCGTTGGTTCCAGTATCGGCTTGGATCAGGATAGACTTGGGAACGTTGCCGGTGTCGGCTTCGATGATGATGCCCTGAACAAACTTCGCCCCATCGTAGCCGAGATCATCCATGTCTGTAGCGCGTAGTGCTGAGTCTTCCGGCCGGGGGAGCCACGAGGGTTCCCAGCCGAACAAGGAGCCTTGGCCGTTCCAGCTAAGGCTGAGGATGATGTTTCTAGCCTGAATCCCGTTACCGCTGTTTAGGTCTTCAATCTGCTGCGTTCGGCTTGCCGAGATAGCCAGATTGGTCAGTGGAGTAGTAGCCGGAATATTGTCGAACCCAGCACTGGCCGCTATAGCAACGCTGCTCAGATAGTCAACGATCAGGTCAGCCCAGACCTTCTGGGCTCTGAAATCTCCGGCGTCGAAGGCTCCGGTTTGCAGGGCACAGCTTATAGGTGTTCCGGCATCAGTCAACGCTGTTTGTAAGAACTGATAAAGCCTTCCGTCGCTTCCACCAAGTAGAACCGATCGCACGCCTCGGCCTTCTTCCTGATAGTGAGTACAGGCCATCGGCGTGTAGGCATCGTAGCTCCAACCGTTGAGCAGGGTGTTGTAGACCAATGTATGACGCATTCCAGCAAGGTCAACGAAATCGTAGTAGAGCATTCCATCGGCGTAGTTCAGGTCCATCGAGTTAGGCTGGCTGAAATCAGGTGGTGAAATACCGTTGACAGCTACACCGGGTTGACCGTCATGGGGGAACAAAGGATAGAGGTCAGAGGTAATGAGCTGAGGCTCGGCGCCGACTGTTTCATAGATGCCATCTTGGGCTATGAACCACATCTTGGGGCCGACTGCGAGGGCAAAGCGGGCGAACAACCCTTTGCCGTTTGGTATCTCATTTGGTCTTGCGGTGAGCCGGTTGGTCAATGGGTCCGGCTCCATCGAGATAGCCCACATTCGTTGGGTTGACCAGACATAGGCTCTGCCATCGTAGACACAGCCATTCATCAGAGGTTCACTGGGACTGGTTATTTCAACCTGGTTCTTCTCGTCTGCGCTATCGGGGTCGTTGCCGTTGGTCCAGAACAATGTGCCTGGTTGGTTAGGGGCACCACAGGCGAACATGAACACGCCTCCAATGCCTTCGCCGAATGGCCCCCACATAGCAGGCAACGGTTGGCCTTGAATCAGTGCATCCGGGATGAAGAAGCTGACGCCGCCTAGAGTGCCAAGGTTCTCTACGGTTTCAAGCAGGATCGTGGATATAACTCTATAGATAGTAGCTGGAACTCCATTAACGATAACCTGTGATCCAGCAGCCCAGTTGACGTTGAACGTGTCTCCCCCGGTACGACTGACCGAGGTTCCGCTGACGTTGCAGGTTCCGGTTCTCGGAATGTCACTTAGCGGGAAGGGCTGGAATTTTCCGAAATCGATCCTTGGGTTTGAGGCTATAGAGTCATCTGGAAAGTCATCGTTGAACACGACTCCGGTGTTGGGGCCGGTGCCGAGGTAAATCCAGTCGTTGAGAGAGCCCCCAAAGCGATACCAGTCTACTTTGTCAACCTGAGCATCGGCTGAAACAGTAGCAACAAGCTGGACTCTCTGACGCTTGGGCAACACCCCGCTTCGAGTAGCCGGTGATGGATAAGACCGAGCGCCGCTCTCGCTTGCTCTGTAGACGTAGCGATATAAGTAGGGCGTGCCGATGTCGCCGGTGTCTGGGCCAAAGGTTCCGCCTATCCACCATGAGTCGAAGATTACATTGGCGGCGGCGGTAGATACCACTAACAACCGCAGAGCCTTAATGTCCTTCAGTCCTACTGTAGAATCTGATCCTACTCGTATAAGCTCCCCCACCTTGATTTTGAACAAGGTTCTTTGTATGTCCCCAGAGACACCACTGGTAGATGAGGGATCGGGGGTTACAACCGGGGGATCGATAAAGCCCCCATCACCACCGCCTCCTGCAAGCTCGTCTATCCTTGCCTGAAGATTCCTGAGTCTTCTGGGATTAGCATTCCGCTGGGTTAGCTTGGCTAGTCTGTTCTGTAGCCTCGCCCTCGTTTGAGCAATGCTTTCATCTGCGCTGGTAGGTGTTTCGTCCACGATCTTCTTGGTGATAATCTCCGACTTCGTATCAACCGCAGAGCTTGCTTGGTTTAGCGTAGAAGTAAGATCAGAAGGCCGCAGGGTTCCGATGAAATAGTTCTGGGTAAAGTTATTTGTAGACTGATCGCAGTCCAGCATAACCTGGACTTCCGTGGTGCGAGCAGGCTCAGTAAAGGTGACTATAATGTTGATCTCGTCAGTGTCCTGTACGACTCTGCCACTGATGTTTGAGAGGTCCAGTGTGATAATTCGATCAGCATAGCCGGTTCCGGCAGCAGCCATTGTCAGTTTGACGGACATCTGGTTCAGGATGTCTCCAGAAGCAGAACCCCCACCTATGTAGGTTCCAGCCAGAAAGACCCTAAAGGAAGTAAGACCTGTTATGGGTTCTCCTGCCACATGGTTCAGGGTTGTAGAGCAACGAATGCTGGGGACATCATCAGGGCCAATGGAAACAGAGAGCACTCGAACGACTTCGGTGTTGATCTTTATCAAGGCATTCGGGCTGGTCCTGTGATGAGAGGGATGGCTGACTACTATGGTACAGAGTCCAGTTGAGCCCCCATCATAGGTAATGGAAGAAACCGTTCCGCTTTTCATCGCAGGCAGGACTTCTTCTATGACTGCATTTTCGTTAGCTGCGCCGTGGGCGAAGTTGACATAGGAGCCTGCAACCATGCTGTTCAGAAATGTTGTTGGATTGATAGAGGCCCAGCCGGTTGAGCCGGTATCGTAGAGGATGTTTTCTATGAAAGTGCTGGCTGTTGGAGTGCTGAGGGAGCAGTTAGTTGGGGTGTAACTGGCGCTCGACCTCAAGGTATCAATGGTTGCCCTCGTTGGCCCCGGAAAGGTTGGGATCGCAACTCCACCTAAGCCTGTTGGCGGCGCACTCGGGGGTGCGGTGCCTTGATTCCTGAATGTTCCAGATACGTTTATCTTCCCACTCTTGCTCGCATCCCCGATATACATCCAGGGCTCGGGGGATTGTTCTGGCCTGAAGGGAACAAGTGAAAGCGGTCTGCCACTGAAGCCACTGGCTCTCAGGGTGTAGGCGTTGTGGGCTCCGTTGTCGCTATAGAGGCTGGTTCCAGCACCAACTACTCGGGCGAAGCTCTGGGTTGCAGATGGAAGGTCGTTGTTCAGCCGGCGAACCGAATGGACTATCAGGTCGGCCATTGCTGAAGCGTTGATGGCGGTTAAGCCCGGTCTGGTGTCCAGCCTGCCGAGGACGAATTGGCGGAGGTTCTGGTAGATAGCTAGTTCAGAGCTGTCCAGCTCATCTATCGCCTTGGCGAGTTGCAGGCCACGAACCGCGAATCTCTGGGTTGCCCTGCTATGGCGAGTTGCGCTCATGCCGCTGCAATCCTCATAGGTCTTCGATCAGCTTCTCTCTGGCTCTGAGAGCGAAGCTCGTCTTCAAGCTGGGCCTGTGCTCTAAGTCGGTCATTGTTGTCCGCAGCTAGTCGGAGCATGTTCTGGGCTAGCGGCATTGTAGCTTCCCACTCAGCGCCGCCTTCCTTGAATCGAGCAAGGTATTCAGCGTAGTCCAGCACTACGTCAAGGTGTTCTCTAGCAAGCTGAACCTGCGCTGCATCGTTAGCTGGAATGGGAGCGTTGCGAATGCAGTCTATGGTTACGCTGGAAGCAGCAGAGGGAACAGGGGAGAAGCCGATCAGGTTCAAGCCTGCCATTGCACCTACCGTTGGAGTTCCACTGTTAGTCGCTATCGTCTGCCAACCAGGGTTCATTGCGTCGAGGGACTGGAGATCAACAATCGGGGTCTGTGCCCCATTGACTTCAAGGTTCAGAACAGAGCCGGTTATCTTGGCTATCATTACGCCTTCGGCGTAGCGTTGCTCTGCATGAGCTGCGCGAGCAGGATCTCTGGCTTCGCCGTCTCTGCTTAGAAGGTCAGCAAGAGCACCGAACTTTATAGCCCAAGCAAAGTCGTCTGGAATTCCAAGGTCAACTCCGGTTGCTACATCGAGAGCCTGGCCAGCATTGATGGTCAGCAGATGGATAGAGCCGTTGGCATCTGGGATTGGGCCAAGCTGCAAGGTTATCGGAGGAACTACGATCGTAGAGTAAACCTGTGGGGTTCCACCTGTGGTTGCCCAGCCCACTAATAACGAGTTCAACTGCCTCTCATCAGAGCGCCAGAGCGTTGAGTAGACGTTATCGAGGTTCTTCCAGACAGCACGCCGGACATCTATGATTGAGTCGTTCAGGGGGACTCTGCCGTCGAACGGTGAGCCAGCCGCAATCTCAGAGGCCGTTATAACGCATCCAGTTTCGAGAAGGAACTGATCTCGGCGTCTTTGGATGGCCTTGACCAGATCGTCCATGGAGAACTGCTCTGTGCCGCCCCACGTCGTTGATGAGCTGAAGTCGTTGACTGGCTCCATCAAGGCATACTGTAGGTCGTTTACGAGATCACGGTCGGTCAAGGTTCTTGGAATGAGAGAACCAGTAACGTTGGCGAGATCGTAGAACGGCGTAGCCGCCGTGTGGTTGAACGTGAACCGGCCCCGCTGAACTGTAGACATAGATTGCCATGTTCTAAGAGCTTCCTTGAGCACGGAGCGAAGGTGGCCTTGAGGGAAGAAAACCATGCCGCCATCCGCCAGCCGTGCTGCAAGCTGGCTTTGCATCTGGCTGAAGTTCAAGTAGGCATATGGCATGAGTTCAGGGCTTCTTTACATCAGTGCCGATGGAACCTTTGCTGGTTGGGCTGTCTCCCACCACTATGTCCTTGGATGGAGCCGGGGGCATAAAGCTCATCGTCTGTAGATCAATCTGCCATGTCTCATCGACCTTGCACTTCACCCGAGCTTTCAAGAGAGCAATCTGAAAGTCCTTGTTTGCATCGACCACGGCTTTATAGGCATCGATCACGGCTTGGCGCTCTGCAACAGGGATTGCAATCGGGGTAGCCACGGCGACAGCCGGTTTCTCATCAGCCCTTGTAGGCAGGGAACTATATACTCCAAGCAGAAGCAGAATAACCAATAGTTTAAGCTTCATCGTTTCTCCTTTTAGTTCACGCTTCTTGCTACTTCATACCAATTAGTTCCGCTCTTGACAAGGGTGATTGAGTCATCGGCTGTTGTAACAAAGTTGCCTGCCAGCTTTAGGTTTGATCCGTCTGTAAAGGTAAGAACCCCATCGAAGATGAGGGTAATGGTAGTACCATCTATAACCCCGGCTGCATCGACACTTGTTATGGTAGTTGTGCCCGTAACGTGAAATGAATTACCTGTGGGGGCTATAGTAGCTGCGCTGGCAACATTGGCCCCCTGGTATAGATTGGTTATTCCTGATGGATTTATTCCCAGTTTTAGATTGGCCGTGATCGACCCTAAGGGATTCCCAAGCCTGGTGGCTGACTGGTAAATGCCAAAGTCCCCGAAGGCAACGTTATCTGTACGCAAAGCCCAGTTGCGAGTGCCTGTGTTAGAATTGTTGCTATAGAAATCCAAGCGTTCCGAACTGGCATCTGTTAAGCCTTCAACTCTAAGAGCAAAGTCTGTACTGTTGCTATAGACATGAAGTGGCGTAGCAGGAGCATTGGATGCACCTATTGCTACTAAATCACGGAATGATCTAATACCCCCTAACAACCCTACATCAGTGCGAAATCGGATGTTTGCGGAATCCGTTGGGATAGTCTCACCATCAACAGTTGCAAAGGTATCAATATCAATTCCCCGCCCAGTAGTAGGTGCCCAAGTTGCTAAGTCCTCTAACTTGGTGATGGAACCATGAAGGCTGTCTATCTTGATGGATTGGGGAAAAGTTGGCTGACTGGCAATGGGCCGGATTTGGATTTCCCCAACTAATCCTATAAAGGTGTCACTGTCTGTGAAACCAAGCCTAACTCCGATATTCGATCCGCCTTGTAAGGTAAACCTTACTCCATCTAGCGTGAGCTGTGAAATACTTCCTGTTGGTGCAACGTTGATGCCCTTTGATCCTGCTATGCTTGAATTAGCATAGAAGTTTCTGACTGTTGGGGCATTGGCCAGGTCAAAGTCTCCTGTAGGGTTTGGATTGTAATGATCGATGACGAGGGCGAAATCTTTATGGTTGATAACCTTCGCATCATAAATCATCAAGCCTTCGGCACCAGTTGAACTGATGGCGGTGTTGGCAAGAGAGTTGGCGTCGAATAATAGGTGCTCGAACCTTATACCTCCTATCGGCCCGGTAACGGTGAACATTGTTCCACCGCTTGCCCCGGTCCACTTGAAGCTAGACGGATTGACTGCCCCGGCCATGTTCAGCAGATGACCACTGGCCCCTCGGATGACAACGTTATGCCGAGTCGATGCAGTCGTGGAGGTTCCATTTCCAATCGTGATGTTTGAAGCGATAGCGATGGTCTTGCCTTGGGGAACTTCTATAGTTCCCCCAGCAGCAGGAATCGTTGTACTGATCAGAGTAGCCAGAGCAGCAGAGTCATCGGTTGTTCCATCACAGGTTAGATAAGCACAGGCATTGTAGACTGCCCCACCCTTATCATAGATTGGGCCAAATAGGTTTCCTGTAGTCAGTTCCAGCTTGTTGCTGCTAGCAGTCAGAACTGGATCGGTGCCGGATAGATCAAAGGTAATAGTTCGGCTGGCTTGAGTACCGTCGAACAGGTTGAAGCTGGCAACCTGTGTAGCTGGCGTCCAGCTAAAGGTAGGATTCCCGCCTGTTCCGTCAGTGTTGGTGATGCCCATGCCGGTTCCAGCCACGAAGCTACGAGCGGCGAAGGCCCCAGCAGAGCTTTGAACAATCCACCCGAGCGATGTACCAAGGGATGCGAGGGCGTCTGCGGTGACGGAGCCAGTGCCGATCTTGGCTAGCTTGCCGGTGGTGTCTACTCTGATTCCATTGGCAGTGCCCCCGGCTGTTACCTGGAATGGATTGACTGTTGAGGTTGAGAGCGTATCGATAGCAACCAGCAGCGGAGTACCTGCTGCTGCTGATGCGGTGTTCTCGCCTATTCTCCAGCCTATCTTGCCACTGGTTGTGAGAGTCCACTTCCAGATTTGAGCGTTGTCGCCGCTGTTCAGAGTGTTGGAAGTAGTAGCTGCGGTTATACTGCTGAGAGCCGTTGCAGCCGAGCCCGCACAGGAACCGAATGTCGGTACGCCTCCATCGGTTGCTTGTAAACAGAGGGTTCCAGCACCGCCTGCTGCCGTGGTGATGAACTTGGAGCCGTCGTAGTAGAAAGCTCCATTGGTTGAATAGCTAGCACTGGTTGTGTTGGTTCCACCCCGAGCAAGGCTGAAGACACCACTGCCGATTGCTGCTGTGTCGAGAGGGCCCCCGCCTGCTGCGTTCTGGTGGCTATGCTGGGCTCCGGTGAAGTCGCCAATGTTGGGAGCAACCAGCGTCTTGTTTGATTCTATCTGGCTCTCATTAAGGTTAACAACGGTACGGTTAACTCCGTTGGCTCCATATTCCAGAGTATTGCTGGTTGAGTCATAGGCTAAGCGGCCACTGACCGTTGGATTTGCGCCCCCTGCAACTGGGATTGTAAAGGAAGAAGCAGCAGAGAAATCCTGAGCCCCTGCGCTGAACGTGTTGCCTTGATCGGTGTAGACGGTTGTGCCAAGGGTTCTGGTTTTGGCGAGCGTTCCAGACCAGCCCATCGTGAACGTGTGAACTGTGCCTACGCTATTGATTCCCAAGGTTACATTAACGTCATTGCTATTGGAGAAGGTCTGGCTTGCTCCGGTGAGTCCGTTCAGAGATGTGATGCCCGAGCCAGCGCCGCCCCCGATGGCTCCCCATACACCGGCTTGGAAACCGTTGAACTGGCCAGTGGTGCTGTTGTAGATGAACAGGCCATTGGCCGGGGAAGAGATCGCATCGCGTTGAGTCGTGGTCAGCCGAGGAGGAAGCAAGCCTTGGGTTGTGGACGTTAGATCGAGCAAGGCTGAAGCAGCAGGGCTGGTGTTGTTGATGCCGATGCTAACGGTGTTGTCGGTGATCTGGCTGTTGGTTATAGACGAGGTTCCAGACCACTTTGGAACCCGGCCACTGGTGCCCGAGCCGCTGAGCGGAGACGAGGAGGCATCAGCTATCTTGACGGTTCGGATCGTTGTGGCTGAGAGCCCGGAAGCCGTTATCGAAACGTCATAGCTCCCGTTGTTGGCATAGAAGGCCCAGTAGCCGGTTGTGGCATCGGCAGTGAAAGGATTGGCTTTGGGCGTCCCAGCGCCGTCGCTGAAAATGGTCGAGAGGTTTGTCGATCCGGCGTCGAACACACTGACGGTACAGCCTACATAGGTTCGCTGGACCTTTGTAGACGATGACACTCCGTTGGTGACAACTGACTGCCCGCCCTTTTCACAGAAGCCGGTTACGGGGCTTTGAGCCGAGGCCCAGGGGGATAGACAGCAGAGCCAGAATAGAAGTAATCCAAGCCGCTTTTTCATGATCAGTGAACGTAGGCTTTACCCCAGACTGGGCGCTTGGCGAAGTCAGCTATTGGGTCATGGCTGGGACGAGAGGTGGCTGAGATAACGGGAGCCGGGGCGTGGTTGGCGAACAGCGACAACGCAATGTCTACCAAGCCCAGAGCAGCCATGATTCCAGCCCTTACGCTTTCGTCTTTAAGCTGCGGAATATCGTGGGCAATGATGTCATCCAGCAGCCTGATGGACTCAGAGAGATAGCCTCTGATCTCAGTAGCCGTGCTGGTTGCTACCGTGTCTCTGAGCTTCGTGGCTATGGTCAGCCCTTGGTCGATCTTGGGCAAGGCGTTTGGTAGAAACTGAGAGATCAACGGGCGAGCTTTGCCAAGGCCGGTGATGATGTCGCTGGCATACATCACAAAGTTGTCCTTGCTTGAACCGGGTGTGTTGGTCTTCGGAGCACAGCTTGCCAGCAGCAGCGTGAGCACCAACGGAAGGATCGATAGTTTTCTCATGGGTTTCTCCTTTGTGTAATGTCATCCTTGTTGACATTCACTACTTGGCTTTGAACCGCTTCAGGTGGTGGCGGGTTGTCGGATTTTATAACCGCCGCACTCTTTCCAAAATCCGTGATGCCTTGGGCACCGATGAGCACACCGAAGATAGTAATGATCGTGGTTACATCTTCTGGGGCCAGAACGATATTGTGCTTGGCAGCGAAGGCAGCAAGCATTCCGGCTAGGGCAGTAATGACCTTAGCCGAGGTTAGAAGGCGTTTGAGGGCTTCGATGAGCCGTTCGGTGAAGGTGTTCATCAGCCTCCTATGGGGAATCCAAAGGTTGCAAGGCCAAGCAGCAGGAACAGTATGAAGATCAGGAAGTGCCCACCAATGTTCGGGTAGACCGCACCTGCTCCACCCCGAGGCCAGTACCACACGAAGCCGAGGATGATCCAGAGGAGCATGATGAGCCAGAAGATGAAACCAATGCTCATCTGACCACCGCCTTCTCGAAGCAACAGTAGTAGGATTGGCATAAGCTACTCCTTAGAAGCGAAAGGGGTGGCCCGCCACCCCGATCTGGTTACGCCGGCTGGTCGTCGGCTGCAAGGTCAGTCGTGCTCTGAACGAGAGCGGCTGTTGCGGCGCCGATTGCATCGTTGTTTGCGGTGATCCGGTCGGTTGCAGCCATCACGCCCGCTTTGAGTTGATCCAGGTTGGTAGCGTTAGCTACGAGGTCTGCGACTTGCTGAATCTCCTTGGTGATTGCATCGGTTGCAGCCGTGGATGCGGTTTGGAACGCCGTAAGCGCCTCGGCCTGGGCGTCGAGTTTTGCATTAAGATCATCGATTTCTGCCATGATTTTCCTCTGCTCCTTCTTTAGTTGTTTGACTTCGCGTTGAATGTGTTGCACGACTGCAAGAATTTCTTGTAGAACGTCCTGATTGCCGCGCTTGGTTGTAGCAGTGGGCATTGTCGTTACTCCGGTCACTTGCTAGAGAACAGCTTCACGATTGCACCGCCGATGACGCCCGCGATGGGCACCACGACGAGCATGATTCCGATGAGCCTGTTGTGGGCCTTTTCCATCGCTTCAATCCGTCTTTTCAATCCCTCGATTTTCTCATCTGCGCGTTCAAAGGCGGCATCCTTAGCCGAAGCATTTTGCTTGATCCAGTCTTCATACTTGTCCAGCGTAACGTAGGTATGAGCCGTTTCTACAGCCTGCTCGTGGGCGTGGTTGAGGCTGTTCAGCCGCCGCTCGTATTCCTTCGCCTGCAACTTGAGCGCACGGCGAACAGACCTGCTCTCTGACTTCCACAGCCTGTTGAAGTGCATGTGGAGCGTGTCTATACTCCACCCGCTCACATTGCGTTCTGTCTCGCCGCTCATTCACAATAGCTCCTGATTCGTTACAGCTTCGTATCAAGCCACTTCCTGCGCTTGTCGTTGAGCGCCCGCTGGCGCTTGATCGAGTCAGCCATCGCCTTCCTGATGTCGGCGCAAATGCTTTCCTGCTCAACTAAGTGCAGAGAGGCATCTTCTTTCAACAGATTGTTGTTCAGCAGACCACCCCCCGCTTCCACAATCTCATCACCGAGCTGCTTTGCACCTTTGAAGGCACATAACAATGAATAGGAATCAGCATCGAAGTCCAGCTTATCCAAGATTACCTTGTCCGGTAGTGCGGGCATAATTGGTTCCTCACCTTCTAGCGTCCACTTTCAGTTCAAGTGCGGCTATGCGGCTATCCATCTTACCGCTCCAATTCCAAAGGGCGTCGGACTTTTGGCGTAGTTCCATCATCTGCTGGTCTGAACTCTGACGCATCGTGCCTACATCTGCTCGTGTCTGCTTGGCAATATCCAACGCCTGCGTGATATCACCTCTCAATCCCTGAATTGCATCGAGCAAAGTCTTCTTGTCGTCTTCGACTATCTTCTTGTCGTCAGCTCGGTTGTTCTCGGTGTTCCTCAATGCCTGCTGAACCGTTCCGTCAATCAACCCACGCTGATTAGCCTTCTCCATGAAGGTAATGGTTAGCGCAATCGCAGCGATCAAGATAGAGATCATCGCCAGAATAGCGCCCAGCCCAACCTCTTTGAATGCTCTGATCTGTCTAGTCAACTTTGCCTCGTTGATGTCATGTTCATCACTTGGCGGCTCTGGGCGTAGTATCTCTACCTTGCTACTACTGCGGCCTCGGATTCCAACTAAGTTGGCCGCGTTTTCGGACATTCGTTCACCTCACTATCTCCCAGAATAAATTGCAAGCGTCCAGAAAAGATTGGGGCAGAGTAGCTACTTCAGCTAGCTCCCTTTCGGCTTGCTCGGGGTGATCTGTTCATCCATCGGTGAACCGATGATGACGTTGCCACCCTTCTTGTTGCCCAGATAGTCGTCAGCATATTGAGTCGTTGAAATCGGCCCGTAGCTGGACGGGGGCTTGCTGAACTCTTTAGCGGTGTGCCCACCGAAGCTGCCGCTCACCCTATGAGGCGAAGGCGGCTTCGGGTAGTCCGCCATCGGGGAATCTGAACCGTGTTTTCTTGCCACTGTAATACTCCTTTCAGAACTGCATTATAGCATCATTGAATAGGCGCGTGGGATTGTAAAAAGGCACTATCGATTGGATAAAGAGAGCCACTGCTCTCTGGGATCAAAAGGTTCTGGATCATCTGTTCTTCGTCTTGGATCTCACAGAGCCGAAGCTGCTCTTTGTAGAGCGTGTTGTGCTGCTCCATGAATAGGGGCCAGTTGATCCCACGATAACGGGCATCTGCTTGATGAGAAGCCCACTGGCACCCACGAAACAGGGCTCTCTCTAGAATAAGATCATCTGTGATAACAGGCGGGAGGCTATCACCGCTGACGAAATCAACCCCCCGCTTCTGATATACAACCAGAAAGCCTCTCTCAAAGTTAGGTGAGGGCCACATTTCATAGACTGGCTGGTTGTTGCCATCAGTCTTACGAGTAGCCAGAACATAGGGCTGACCGCTCGATGCTCTCTGGGGGTCAGAGTTGTCCAGTTCTTCGGCTGCTACATTCAAGACAAGGCTGTAGGCGCTCACCGGATCGTAGACTCTGCGGTAGCGCAGGAAATCCGTGACCTCTACACCGACTGCGTTCAGCGGAGGACCGTAGAAGATTCGAGTAATGATGTAGCTAGCTGCGGTGCTGGTTGTTTCCAGATAGATACGATCCAAGGTCAACACGACAGCGGTTGGAACCGTGAAGTCAGCAGCCGTTATCGAGTAGATAGGCCCACCGCTGACCCTGAACTGTCTCAAGGTAATAGCAGGGTTAGGTAGGCCGACGAGAGCCGCCGAAGCTGTAGCGTCGAGCGTAACGGACTGGCTGAACTGGGTTACACTAGCTGATCCAGCGTTGATAAGCGGAGGGCTGTATAGCCAACCCTCCGCCATCAGGAAGGACCAGTGGCGATGGTCACGAATATCGCGCCACGCTCGGTTGATGAGCTTCTGCGCGAGTAGCGCGGGGAGCTGGGGCAGGTGGATCAGAATTTCGTTCCAAAGTTGATCGTAGGTGCTCGGCATTCACTATCTACCTCGGAACTCCATTCGACAGGTTACGGCAGACAGATTGGTAGTGTTGCTGACCTCGGCTAATGGTTGCTGAGTGACCGAGGGAGAAGCACCAAGGAAGGTAGCGATCGGGATTGTCCGGTTGGTAGCGGCGGCTTTCGACAGCACCCCAGCGTTGCTATCAGGGTTGATCCCGATGGCTTCGCCGATGGCCCCGCCGACAACCGTGACGTTGCCGGTTATCGAGCCGGTTCCTCCTCGTAGAGCCATCAGCTTCTTGTTGGTGTAGTCCCAGACTACCCAGGCTACGCCCGAAGCTGCGGCATTGAGGCCGATCATCAGGGCTCCAAAGATGTCACCGGCTTTGGCGAAGCCGATTCTCTGGGCTGAAAGTCCAAGGGAGGCTCCATAGCCCCCCGTTGGATAGCTCGTATCGAAAGCGATCTGGACGCCGACGATTCGGGTCTTACTCCAGACATCCTCATACAGTTTGGTCAAGGTTACGGCCATGACGTTTTCTCCTTCTCTGGCTCAAGGCCAGAAGGGGTTAGTGACCCTACCAGTTCAGATGAAAGTTCTTCATCACGATCAGGTTGACGCCACCATCGGTCGGCGCTTCATAAGCTGAGCCGATGATGTTCTTCAGGCCGAGCGTGCCGCCGCTGATATAGGTTCCGGTTGCGTCTGCGATTGCATCAGCGGTAGCCGTCGTGGTGAGCTGAAGCACAATGTTGCCTGCCGTCTTGTTAGTAACGGTTGCCCGGTACTTGACGCCGGCCAAGCCTTGAACCTGAATCCAGCCGTAGTTACCGCTGGTAACGGTGTTCAGGGCTATTCCAGCGAGGTAGCCTTCAAGCGTGGCACCGATGGTGTGGGTGACTTCGTAGTCGGTCAAGCCAGCGTTGGCTACCACGTCCCAAGCAACGATGTCTCCCCGCGCAAGAGCCGTGACAGCTTTGACGTACTGATACCAGCCGCCGTAGAGAATTCCGACTGATGCAAGGCTGAGCTGTGCCGCCTCAGCATGGTTGACTGCTATAAGTTTGCCGAGCTGTCCGCCAAAGCGGGGCTGGACAGCCGACGCGATGTTCGATCCTACCTCGGGGTCGTTCACAGTGTTGAGGTATTTGAGATCGAGCTTTGCAATGTCTCCGAATGGTCCTGTTGGCATTAGTTTATCTCCTTTTTCCTCAACACATCAGCTCCCAATTCCGTAAGCGTGATTACTTCCCCAAGGACTTCCACAGGGAAAGTTAGCAGCCGCAAGTGATTGGCCTGCGACCATCGTTGAATTCTGGGCGACCTTGAAGCCGGTCCAGCCGAACTGGTAGAGCGGGTTGTCACTCATCCTGAAGTCCCATTGCTGGGTGTTCAGGAGGGCTAGAACTTCGCCTACCGTTACGGTGGTTGAGCTGGGCAAGCCGCTCGCAGCCGTTGGCGAAGCAACCGACGTGAAGGTCGAGGTCAGATAGTTCCCCAGATCAGGATCGTTGATTCCGTAGACCGCCGAAGGCGCGTAGGCGTCAACGAGGAACGAAACGGTCATCAGCTTGATGGCCTGTGCTCCCCAGAACACCGGGTCGGTTCCGAGTTCCATGAACCGCTGCTGTGGCTGGATGCGTTCAAGCATGAAGTTCCAGACGGCGGCATTGCTGATCCCAAGATCGGGGAAAACCCCGCGCTGACCCGCTGCGGTATACATCTCCAACAAGTTGTTGTAGGTGATCGTGCCGGTGTTGCCCGCAACGTCGCCAAACCACTTAGGAACCGAGTTCAGGCCAGTGCCGACAACGCCGCTGCCTCGGGTCTTGGTTCCATAGGTCGGGAAAACGTTACCATCCCATGAGTTGTCAACCCCGTTGTTGAGGGCTTCTGACATCCCGTTGATCTGGGTGACGCGGTTGTCGGTGATCGTTGAAGCTGAGCCTTGACCATGACGCCACAACGCAATGTTCAGGATCGCGTTGAGCGTCTTCATCGAATTGTCCAAGTGAGCTTCAACGAGGTTGACAACGTTCATTGGCCCCTTGGCCTGAGTACCGATTTCTTCGAGGTACTCAGTAACGTTGACATAGTAGTATTTCGGATCGAACGCCGTGGCGTCGATCGTCTGGGGCTTGGCAAGGTTGAACGTGTCCCCTTGCGCGTAAGCACCGCCTTTCAGCGGAGCATACAAGCCGGGTTGCTGCATGAAAGCCCCACCAGGGTAGGACTTCAATCGGTTGCGTCGGAGGTACGCTAAGAACGGTGCTGTTCGGAAGAAATTGTCCCTGAGTTTCCGGGGCCAAATCTCCGCAAGCGTCACTGCTGTTAGCTCTGAAAAGCCTGGCATGGTTGTTCTCCAATCAGAGGCGCTTCGGCGCCGTTAGTTTGCGTACCCGCTGCTACAACCGGGGATCGAAGCCCTCAAGGAGCTTTGCTGCTTTTGCTCTTGAGTTCTGGTCGGCAACGACTGCTGCCGAGGGGTCTTCATTGGCGAGGGCAAGAGCTGTGCTGAAGCTGCCGGTGGCGTTGTCTCTGCGGGCTGCGGGATCAACGGCCATTTCGGTCATGACTTTCGCTCGTTCATCTTCTCGGGCGGCTTTCAGTTCGGCCTCGAAATGTTCCTTCTGCTTTTGCTCTCGGATGGCTGGGATGCCATGAGTGTCTTCCCATGCTTGCTGGGCAGATTTGCCCTTGTAGACCTCGGCAAGAATCTTCTCGCCATCGGGGTATTCGCCGGTTAGCTTGAAGTGCTCTTGGGCAATGCGTTGGAATTGAACCGGCCACTGGGTCAACGCGGGAACGACCTTGGAGAGATCGTCTTTGCTGACGAAGCTGGACGTGTCGAAGGCAGGCTTTTCGTCAACCTTGGCAGGCGGTGTTGTTCCGGTTGAAAGCTCTGAAACAGAGCCGCCCTTTCCGATGTAGGCATCCGTCAAGGTCTTCAGCTCCTTCTTCAACCGTTCGCTTTCTTCGAGAGCCTGAGAGAACTTCGGGTTGTTCTCATCCCGCCATTCAACAAGCTGCTTCTCCATGTCGAGAACTTCCTGCTGCTTCGCCGATAGGCTTTCTCTCTCAGTTCTCATCTCATCTAACTTCCTACTGTAATCAGACTGCCTTAAAACCGAGTCTTTCAGCTTAGCAACAATTTGGGGTTTGTTGAGGGCTGTCAACAAAGCCTTTTTTTCATCATCAGATACCTCAAAGTCATTGACCCAAGCCTCTAGTTCAAAGTTAGTTGACATAAGCCCCCTCCTTAATATAACCCCGACGATTCAGGGCTATCATATCAGCCTTAAACTGCTCTCTAACTTCTAGTTCTTCGGAGGTAAGCCTATTGAACCTGTCGCCAGTTTGAGGTCTTGTATGCAGTCTAAACTGAACGGCCAGATTAGCCTGCGCTGATTTGATGATCATGTAGGGTAGGCATCGTAATAAGGCATACAGAGCCTTGGCATTGGTTATTTGCCAATAGTACATATCCTTATGCTTCTGCCCATATACCCCAATTCCCGTTCTTTGGGCACAGCTTATACAACCTCCAAAGGTTTGTTTAAGCCATTCCATCAAACGATAATTTGTATTTGTGACCATCACGGTAAGAACAAATCTGGGTGATGAGGCTGTCTTAGCTTTTCTGATGGAGATCATTCCCTCCCCATCAATATAAGCAGCGAATCTGGCCCAATCCAACTCGGAAATAGGGGATAGTTCATGCTCCATTTTAGGGGCTAGAGATACCATCCCTTTAACATAGTCGGCTTTGGTCATCATCTTACAGCAAATCTCCTTTACCGTTTCAGGTTCTTCCTCTAACAATCCCATAAACAAGGTTTTGTTTTGAGGAGCCAAACCTATGTCATCCAGAATTTCAGCCAATTTGCTCATTGTCATTTCCTACCTCCTTGCGACTGGCAGGGGCCAGTAGGTGTTAAAGGTTACTCGATAGCCCGATCAGCGCCAGTCCTTCAGCCGTTGTAGTTGATACCGGCATCTGGGCCTGCTGATTGGGGCTGCTGCATTGATCCGACTACTTCAACCGTTCCCTGCTGGATGGCTTTCTTTATAGCCTCCGCTGCTTTTGAAAACTGCGGGTGGGCCGACGCGATTGCCATCGCCTGGTCTTCAAGCTGCTTGGCCAGTTGCATGAACTGAGTAGAAGGATCGGGCTGGGGCGCAACGCCGCCAGAAGCCAGTCCTGAGAGATCAGGCATGGCTTGCTGGGTTGGCTGAGCACCGGGAATTGGGGGCATTGCTGACATGATAGCCTTATGTAATTAGCGCCTCTTTAGCTGGCGCTGGAGTCCTCGAATCTTGCGGCGGGGAACTGCTTCTTCGGTTCGATAGACCGGCTTGCCTTCGTCGGTTTCCCCGTACTTGGTTGTTATCGTTCGCTTCTTTTTCATTCGTTGCTTTCTCATTTGAGCTAGCGGGAGAGGCAAGTGAAATGCCCAGCCTCTCCCCCTAGAACCCCCGTTTTGCGTAGCGGCGACGAGCTAGTTTGAAGGACGGGCAATTCGGGCCTTCTTGCCCCTCTTTTTCTTCCGCTTCTCTCGTTGATCGTTCACTAACATGATGTTCTCCTCGTCTTCTGGCTCATCCATGATGGAGCCTCCAACTTTGTAAAGTGGAGGAACCACGACGGTCCCTCCTGTTTAACGCCACCCTGCTGTCGCCGGGGATCAGCCCTTGATGTAAGAGCGATCTTTAAGCGGAACAGGAAAGACGGGTCTAGCGGCGTTTGCCCTTTCGACCCTTTTTGCGCCGGTTCCGACGATCCATGGGTTTGCCTCCTTTCTTTAAGACTGAGTTTGCAGTAGCGACGGCCCGGCCTTCGTCACCAGTACGCCTGAGCACACTGTTAGCAACTTGTGCCCATTGACGGCGTTTCTTGGATGACTTGGCTTTGCGAGTGTGACGTTTGGCATCTGTAGATGACCACGGCATACGGCAAGAGGCCACCAACCGGATGGTCAGTGGCCTCGTTTTCTAACGTCGGACCGAGAAGCTACTTATGCAACTACAAGCTGACGGTACAGCTAAACAGGATTAGTGTCAACAGGTTTGTTGCGCTGGTGGTTGTGGTCCCACTCGGTTATGACCGCTACCCCTTGGTTGACATGGATGTGGATGGTGCCGTTTTCGCGGAGGTTCAGAAGGTAGTCGATGATCTCGTGGGGATCACCAGAGTAGCTGGTTTGCTCGAACGCTCGGGTGCGCTCGATGCAGGGTTGCTTTCGGAGACGAGGGGTTGGCTGGCTCATTGTAGGCTCTTGTGGGTAACTACTACGTTGACCTTATCGTGGTCGGGAGCATACGATTCTAGTTCTGGATCACACCAACATTCCACAGTTTCTTCATGAGCATGATCTGTAGGAATAACATGAACTTCTTCCTGCGTCTCCCTCAAATCTACTACCCGCCATTGCATTAGCGGCTCTCACTAACCGTGGTTCTCGAACCACCGTCTTTGCTCTTGACCTGTGGTAGATTCTGGCCACTAGGTTTACGACCCCCGCCTTTGCCCTGACCGGCACCTTGCGCGGCTTGGGCCATCTGATCTGCAATAGTAGCTTCAAGGTCTTTCCACTGGCCCCACTTTTCGAGAACTGTATTCCCTTGCAGGTGGCCCCAGTTCGGGATGTCGAGAGCGGTTGAAACTGTCTCAGGATCGATAGGATAGCCGCTCCTCATAAGCTGTAGATAGAGCAACTTTCTCGAAGTCTGATTAAGCTGATGCAATGAACCAGGGGTTATCCTGAAGTTAAAGTTGTGCATATGCGTTCTAGCCCGTTCCATCCGGGTTTGAACGAAACCCTGCTCGTTGGCCGGGATGATTGAACCGGGATCGAAGTCGAAGTCCTGCTCGGTTATCCCGTCTTGGCCCATGACCCAGATTCTCCGCTGGGTGTCGTAGAACTGGAAGAACATCGGGCCGACCTGTTGGCCGAGGCCACGTAGCGAACGTTCCATTGAGCGGCTCATTCCACGAACGATTGGGCCAGCCATTTCCATCAGCTTCTCGATTGCATCGCCACCGGGGACTTGCTTGGCTTTAGCCAAGGATTTGAGATCAGGAACACCCAGCATGTCACCAATGAGGTTCTTCAGGAATGGAACGTATTCAGAGATGATCCAAGGCGGTACATCATACATCTGAGGAGGCACCGGAAACTTAATAGGGTTCTCGTTCTTGAAGTTATCGTAGCGCATTTTCATGCCCCGGCGACGGGTGCTGAATCGCTGGGCATCGGTAGCCGAGATAGCGTTCTTGTCCCAGAGCATCGGCGGATCAAGCCGAACGGAGGCACTGTCATCTATGTTCCTGAGATGCTCGTTGAAGCTGTCGCTGATCGAGGCGACTTCGAGGACTAGAGAAAAGCCGAGAAAGTTCCAGACCCACTCGTCCATAGAGAAGCTGATGAGAGGGACTTGGCCATGCCACCAGTAGCTCGGACCATCGTAGATAATGCAGGTCTTGGTACAGATTATCAGCCTGCGGTTTGGGTAAAGCTGACAATCAGATCGTTCTGCTTTGCGGTAGGTAGTCTGGCCTGTGGTCGTTCGGCCGGCTGGAACATCACTGCCGAGCGAAGGCACTTCGTAGTAGAAGGAAGTACCAGGCTGGCCCATCGGTTTCGTAAAGCCAGATGTGTTTATCGAGAAGTCATCGATGTAGATGTAGTTGACATCAACGGTTGGAAACGGGGTTTCTTCATCTTCCCGGTTCTTAGGCAAGCCTATGAAATCCATTAGAGTCCGGCCTGTCTTGGCCCAGATGGACTGGCCCCGATCAGTGGCGGTTGTCGGCAAGTCTCGATCGGCGGTGATGCGATGCTGTAGATGGGGCCACTGGCGCCAGGCTACGGTTATTGGCAACTCGTCTTTGATGATAACGGCGTAGGCTTCCTGGAGATTGTGATTTGACGGAAGCTGAATGGGAAGTACGTCCCTCGCACCATACGATTGTAGAGCGATATCACCCACCCCACGGCGGCGAGCGTTCGACTTCCAAAAGGGAGAGAGGTATCCCTTGCCAAGAGCGGCTGCATATTGCAAGGCTTCCTTGATGCTGAGATCAACAAACGTATTGTGATACCAGTCATTAGTAAGGTTGTTGAGAATAGTAGTCTGATGCTCCCAGCGGGTCTTGTCGCTGGTTTCAAACATCCAGAAGTCCCGGAGATCGGTGAGAACGCTGATCTGCTCATTGAGAGCACGCTTAACGATGTTAGCCCTAATCTTGGACATAGCGCCACCAGCAGCGCTGTTACCCGGTAGCTGCTCGTTGAGCTGGCCTGAGATGATGTCGATAGCTCGGTCGAGCTGGCTGAAGCCGGGTTGGGTGTTGAGATAGGCAAGACCCTCAGAAGTAGCTTCAGCTACCCAGCCCAAGCGGTAGGCTTCCGAGGTATCGTCCGGGGGGCAGACGTAGCTGGAATGCTGGGGTTCTCGGTCTGGGTTACTTGACATCCATCATCCCCATAGGAGGTTTTTCTACCAAGGGGCAGGACTCAGGAATAGAAGCCCCTATGTGAAAATTAAGTGCTCTGTAGAAGCCGTAGTCTTCTTCACCATAATAGCTCATATTGGCTATTACAGAAGCCCAAGCACTTGCATCCAAGGTAGGTACTATCTCTGATCCATTCAGAACTACCCGAACACCTCCATTGGCCATCTTCTCAAACACCAAGCTATCTTGAACATGGAATCCACAATAACCCGGAGTAACACTGCTCATTTTGTAACCTCTATCATCCTTGCCATCTGTCTCGCCAATCTGCGCTCCTTGCCCTTGAGCTTCGGCGACAACCGCTTGAGGGAGCCAGTGCCTGTGACCTGATAGACCTTACCATCGGTGTCTTGAACGTGTTTACCTGCGTGCTTGAGCAGAGGGCTTGGCATCAGTCCATTCTCCTGTAGTTGTGATGCTCATCCTGATAGGGCTGCCTCTCGCTTCGGTCCAGCTCGAAGCCCTGAATCATGCACTCTGGATTAGCAGCCGGAATATCAACATTGTAGCTGCTCTCTATAGCAGCTTCGGCGAAAGCCCGAGCTTCGGGCGACAGGCTGGAGAGCATTGATTCTAGCCTTTCTCGACCGGCTTTGTTCTCCACTGACCTAAAGGCTTTCTCCTGCTCCCGGTTGATCTCGGCATCGGCTTTCATTCGATCAGAGTATTGCCTACGGAACTGGCTGTACTCGTTCATCGTCCTGATCTCTTTGCGAACGAAGCCCCGAGGGTGCCGAGTGTCTTCGGCGGTAGCGGCTACAAAGATTTCACCGTCCGAGGGCCGCTCGTAGTAGACGAAGGGCTGGCTGTTTTGGGCGTTGTGGCCTCGACCTGTCAAGGCTCTATAGGACTGTAATCGACAACCTCTGGTCCTGCATCGTAGCTTCAATTCATTGTCCCAAGCCCAGTGCTTGCTGACATGGCCTTTCTTGCAGATAAAGGTTCTCTCTCTGAATTGCATCGCTGGCTATTCTCGCACCGATGTTGTTGAATGTCTACTACCAACATCTGATACACCTGAAGAATGCTGCAAATTCTTGATTAGTTGCTCTAGGCGTTCATACGGAGCAAGCATTCTACCATTAAGTGCATGAGGCGCATCCACCCCCATTCGGTTTAGCACTTCCTCAACCTTGTCTAAATGCCAGTTGGCCATGTAGTATTCCTGCCACAAAGTAGGCATGTATTAACCCCTTTCCCTGCACAAGTCTCTATACCGCTTTTCCCATGCAGCCCTGCGATTGGCCTTCCGACGAATTGGGGAGTTCTCCCGCTTTCTCTTGGCTATCTTAAGTTTTATGGCCGCTGACCTCATAAGCTAATCTTGATGGCTCATCCCCCACAGCGGATCATCATCGAGGGTCTTCACTAACCCGCTATAAGCCTCATCATCCGGCTGCTGTTCCACCATCGGCTGCAACGTGGGCAGGCTGAAGTCAAACATATGCTCCCCGCCTTTCCACCTTGATTCCCAGTCTTCAAGCTGCTTCTTGGCCTGCTCTCTGGCCTGCGACGAGAAGACATCCTCATCGCCCTGAACGACGGACTTCCAAACATGGAGGCAGAAGAAGGCGATGCCCGCGCCCATGTAGCGATCATCGTGGCCCCCGGTGTCGGCCCTTATGGATTGCTGGAACTCATCCTTCGACAAGGTTCTAAGCTCCTGAATCAACCAAGGAGAGTTGATCTTGAAGTTGCAATCCCTGATAGCTTGATTTGTCCTGTCCATCAGCATCGGCCGGGACCAGCTATTAGTGAACCAACCCAGCTTATGAACCCTCGTTCGCTTCATGTTGTCGTAGCGTTCCCAACGATGAAAGTTCGACCAGCCCTGCTTTCGCATTTCGAGTTGGGTTGTCTCGCCGTTGCCGGCGCACTCGATCACAACGAGCGGCTGTTCCATCTGATCGGTGTAGCAGGACGAGTAGAAAGCACTGATGCACATGCAAATGGGGGTTAGGTCGATGGAGTTGACGTAGGCATTGGCGAACTCAGCGACTTGAACAGCAGGGTTGATAATAGAGCCCTCCTTTACCACCTCTATGGTAGAGCGGTCTTGGCCGAGTCCATAGCTGGTATCGACGCCAACGCCGTACTTCGCCCCCTTTATGGGGGGCTCCCAGATGAACACCCGGTTCTCCCAAGGGCAGCTTGGATAGCCGTCATAGGTCAGCGGGCGTAAGGTGAAATGAAGCGTGGCTTCTCCAGTGAACCAGGTTAGCTCGATTGGCTTTCGGCTCAAGTCCCAATCACGGCGCTCTGGCCACAGTCTTCTAGGCAACAGGTTTGACTCTATCCCGAAGCAGCCCCACGGAGCTGATCGCTGGTCGTTCAACATCTCTATAGTTTCAACGTCGAACACAGTTAGGTTAGTCGTCTGGAAGGCTTCGAGCGGATCAGCAGGCATCTCCTGTAGAAACAGGTTCAACGCTTTCTTGCGAACCATCTCAGAGCGGTAACATTCCCAGAACCATGTTTGATCCAGCGGCATCTCCCAATCATCACCAAGGAACTTCCGTACGAGTGTATTAGTAGCTACATACTTCTTAGCCCGCTCTGCGTGCTGAGAGCCCTTAGCCGTTGGCGTCCAGTCAGCAGGAATCGGGTGATCGCTCTTCCATGTCTGCGTGGGCCAGACATCAGTGCCGATGAACCAAGGCAAGAAGATCGGCCTGAACGTTGAGGTTCCGTTGTCGTAGCCCTCGCTCGAAATATCCCAAGTCTGGTGCCACCAGTCATGCATTCCAGCGGCGGTTGATTCGAGGATAACGAAGGTTCTTGGGTTGGGGTGGATTGATGGCATTAGAGAAGCGTCGATGAGTTCTTTAGGATCACCTACCCACTCAGGAATCTCGCTGAGATGACAAATATCAGGCGTCTCTCCACGAGCTATACCCGTCATCTTTGCACCGTGTTGCATCGTGATTGCACTGTTCAGTTCAGGAAACTCTAACAGCACTTCCCCGGATTCATAAGGCCCTTTCATAACCGGCATCAGCCAGTAAGGTTCAAGCTCATAGCAGAGCGTAATCCAGCCGCTCATCTTCTCGGTTTTCTGTGGCGTCGATGAACAGATGAGAGCGTTGATGTTGCTATAGAATTGTACTCGATGAGCGATGGCAAGCTCGGTCAAAGTAGAAACCCCGAGCTGTCGAGCCTTGAGTTGCTGCATCATTATTGCAGAGCCTCGGGCTTCAAGTTCGGCCCAGACATCGAGAACCATTTTCCAGGCAACCGTCATCCGTGGGCGAACGATGAACTCAGTATTGCTAAGCAAAGTAGACTTGATCTTGACGTAGCGTTCCAGCCAGTAACGAAAGTCATACTTGCAGAGAACCCGCTCACTGCGGATGTAGTTCTTCTCGGGTTGGCCGAAATGGAAGTCAGCCGGGAGTTCTCCTGTGTCCCGGTCGAGGAAAGAATCGAAATAGTTGACGTAGAACTCGGACTCAGCAACGGAGCGACGGACTAGAGGGAAGTCCAGCTTGGATTGGAGACGGTCGAGGGTCTGTTGAGTTATGAGGGGGCTATACATGAAGGGCAAAGACCTCCGACCATCAAGAATAGCCTAACCTTACCACCACATAGATTGCACTTTCTATATTTGGGATTAGGAGAGCGGCGAGCCTGCTTCTTAGCAAAGGCTGAGTCCCCCCGTTTCAGACGGGCGGCATGGTTGTCTCGATGAGATTTACTCATGTGGAAACCCAGCCTTCATGCCCTTTCTAGGTGCTTCTCAGAGTCAGAGACTTCAGCGGCATCGCTCCGGCTTGGACGATAGAGTTATCCACAACCGGATGAACCCCGTAGCTGGATTGAACCTGAGTAACATAGCACCTGAACGCAGCACCACATCGAGGGCAGGTGAAGGTTTCCATGTGATAGATGACCACCGCTGAGATAGGAGTGTTGACTATCTCGGCTGTTGGCATCAGGGCTTGAAATGCCTGCCTACAGGTGCTATCAGGACAAGTATATGAGAAGCTGTTCTCAGGCGTTAGGATTGGAACTGACATTCGCTGACTCCTTCTCGGTTATCTTGAACGGAACATCAATAGGCTCAGCCGTCGTCGCCGGTAGCTGCCGGAACGCTTCATCCGTTTCCTCCATCGTCTCAACGAACGAAGGCAAGCCTCTTTCTATAGCACTGGCTGCTGCTGCGCTCTGGGCGTTTGCCTGAGCATGAACATTGACGATGGTTCCTTTCGACGGAAGCGGAGCGTGGCCCCAGGTTTGTAACCACTGCCTTGCTTCCTCGGGATCAGCCAACGCTCTTTCAAGGCTGGCCTTGATGATCGGGAACTTCGCGGCGTTGATTATGAGCCCAGTTGCGTTGCCCCCAAGCGATGTAACCGAGCCAACAACCCACATCAGGAACTCCCACCGCTCGACTTGATGCTCGTCACAGAACCGTTCTAGGTCCAGATCGGCTCTCTGCTCGACCGTCATCATTCTATAGGCATCACAGAGCCTATCCAGCCTCTCATCCCGCTTGGCCCTAGGCAGGTAGCCGAGCATGATGAAGGCGTGATCGACCCCGGCGCCGAGCGACATCTCAAGGACTTCCCTGATACCGGCCGGCGTGGTCAGCTTCAAGGGATCGCTGACCGGGGCTGGCTTGGGCTTAGCCCGCGATTTTCGTTTGACTTGCTTCTGGGGCAATAGCTGTAACCTCAAATAGTGTTTCTGATTCTGTTTCAAAAGGAAGAAGTTCCACCACTATGTCATTAGGACAAGATGGATTAGAGCAGTGAAAATATATGGGGTTACTGGTGGTACGTATTACTGATGCAGAGGTAGTCCTAGTTGATGAATTGAATGCCTCATCTGGCTTCAAGGACCATCTACAAGAACCGCATAGTAAGCTCACTCTTGGATAGTAATAGGCTTTCATGGATGGACAGTCTCGGCTTCCTTTTCTTCCTGGATTGCGTGGTTATAGGCATCGTCAAAGTTGAAGTAGCGGCCTTCCAGCAACAGTTCTGTTGCTCTCTCCTCTAGCCGGGCCTGCCGCTGTGGATCGTAGAAGCTGACGGCTCCCGGTTCGGGTGGCTCGTCGCTGGGCTTCCTCGGTGGTAGCCTGAGAGATTGCTGCTGCATGTAGCTCTCGAACAGCGATGTGAGCCGCTCTAGGGCATCGGCTATTCGGTTGAGTAGAGAGAAGGGTTTCATCTGGTTTATCGTGCTGGAATGTCGAAAGTAATAGGCACGTCCTTGATGCCCTTCGCGGTTCTCAGCCATTCCTTCACATCGCGATATTCGTAGAATAGCTGCGCCTCAACCGGCGTCTCCGTCTCAATTTTCAGCTTTATATGATGATCCGCATTCACAAAGAACCGTACAGGTAGAGCCCGCTGTCTCCACTCAATCGCAGTCACCGTGCCGTCCGGCTGCTCATCAGAGCCAGATATCTGAACCACAGCTCCCGGCTCACCCATGACGTAAATTGAGTAGGTAGGAATGGGCTGTTGCCTGTCAGCAAGAACCGACGGAAATAAGAGAGCAAACCAAGTAACCAACAATAGCTTCTTCATCCTTCTTCCTCCTTGGGAGCCTGTGTTACATGAGCCGTGGCTTGCCTTACATCAATCTGAAAAGAGCCCAGATCAAACTGGTTTCGCAGGGCAGCATTGAGCTTGGCCTTGTCTTTCAGGAAACCCAGCGGAGCATCGGTCTGAACCTCCATTGTGATAACAACTGTTCTCGGTTTCATAGGTTCTCCTTCAACTGCCACATCGCATCGACGCGATCCCAGTTCTTTAGCTCCTCTTGGAGCAGCCCGAAGCAGTCCTTATACTGCGCTCCATCAAACACCCCAAGCTGCCTCTGCTCGAAAGGCACGATGACAACGTTGTGGTTGTCTTTCTGCTCGTAGGTTGTGCCTGTCAGCGTTACCCGCCAAGGCCGTAGATCAAACCAGGTTCCCGGCACCAGCGCACCTCCTGGTTCAGCCGCACTGCTGGTCGTGAACTGGTCAACGATCTGGCCCTCTTTACTGACAACCGGAGGATCTTGCGGCCTCGACCGCTGGTAGAGCCTGAACTGCTTGACCTTCATGTTGACAAACATGTTCATGCTCTCTCGATCGGGGTTCCTGCGGCGCTCATCTTGAATGACCGTCGCTTCGAGATCAACCCGACCGTCGTTCAACAGCCGCTTGATGACCGCTGGAACGACTTCTCGAACCGTGAGAACGAAGCCTATCAGGTCGCCGACTTTGAGGGCCGCTTCATCGTCTCGAACCAGGACCGATGGTGGAACAACCGTGCTTTCTTCTGCTGTAGCTGCTTTATTTGCTGTCGCCATTTTCAATCCTTTCTACATGCTCTCTATAGAGCTGCAACGCAGCACGAACAACCGCCGCCTGCTTCACCGCATCAACGGCTTGTGCTGAAAGCCAGTCCTGCTGCGACTGGTAGATCATTGTGTTGAGCGGGACGAGCCTAGCCTTTTGCAGCTTCGGCAAGCTGGTAGCCCCCGGCTTCGTCCTTGCAGCCCACGCCGTAGAAGACACCGCCGCTCACGACAACCTTGGCCGCAACCTGAGTCTCAGGATTGATGGCGAAGGCCCTGCCGTTGAGAACGGTGTCTCGGTCGAGCCTGAACTTGACGGCAACGCCTCCGTCAGCAGTAGCTGCCGCAGCTTTAGCGAGTGGCTGGGTCTTCGTGGTGTCTTCGCTGGCTGACGCAGCAGCAACGGCAGCTTCGATGTCCTTGGCACCGGAAGGCCCGATACCGGGTATCTTGGTGTAGTCCTCGCTGTACTTTGCAAGCTGAAGCTCGGTGTTGATTCCGGCTGCATTGAGGGTTGAGAGATGAGGGAAATCATCGGGTAGCTTTGGCATCAGTATTTACCTCCTGTGGCGACGGCTGCATTCGCGGTCATCACACATTCTCGCAGCAATCGCATTGCTGCCGACTGGTCGGCGCAAGAAGGAGTATTGGCTACAAGAGTCTTAGCGAATTCTCTTGCGGCTGATCGTATTGCATCGTACTTTGCGGGTTGATCCGCAGTAGGCGGATGATAAGTGAAAATGTCATCAATCTGCTCGGGTGTAAAGGGCATCTGGTTATCCTCCAACAAGTTAAAGTTCTACAACTTTCTGACGGGGGTTATCCTACGCTTTCTAGCTTGAAAGATCAACAGAAAACAATGACCATGTTCTAGGAAACTCAGCAGCAATGATCTTGCCCACCGCATTGGCAAACTGCCGGATCTCCCACTGAGCGTCCGGGTGCATTCGCAATGTGAGAAAAGCAAGCCAGTTTCTTAGGTTAGCGGAAGCCCTCATTCGAGAATATCTCCCTACAGGCAGCACTATCCGAGCCAACTCTTTAGGCACCCCTAAGCGTAGTCCATCCAGATAAGTCTGTTGTGAAGCAGCATACAAGACCTCAACTGAGGCTAACCACTTCATGGCCGCATCGCCTGTTAGCTCGGCCATTCCCTCTGCTTGCTTATTACCCTTCTGGATGGTGAGGCATCGCTCTTGAGTAGGTAGATAGTTGATGTCCGGCAGAGGCGCATACCTTGCGCTCATCTCATTGTAGCTCTGAGTTCTATGCCGATGCCACTCACGAAAGACAAAGATCGGAGCCTGAACCTCAATCACCATTCCGGCAAACTCGAAGGGAGTGGAATGATGATGAGAGTACATGAATTTCAGCAGTCGCTCGTCCTGATCCCAGCCACGAAATGAGCCCTGAGTAGACTGTCGGGCAGCTTCTATTATTCCACATTCATGATCTGGATCATCCGGGTCAAAAGGATGACTGTTGGGATCACCATGCCCCCATGATTCAATGTGTTTAACATAACCCATGTCAAGCACTTTAATCGATTCCATTCTTAACAGCCTCCCTGTTGGTTATTTCTCGATCCAAGTACCATCGAGCTTTCTTCAGGTCTTCCAGTCCATCTCCTTTGTGATCAGTTCGTAGAACATACTTGACCACGTTGCCGAGGTGAAAACCCAGCCCGAAGCCCTCAATGATGTCGATAACTTCGACCGGGCCTCTGGTGTAATGACTTGGGTGGTTGATCGAATCACTCATGCTTAACCAGCTCCTCACTCATCGACCGGACCTTTCCACAATTCCGGCAAGTAACCAGCAGAATAGGGTTCCCCAGCACGTCTTCCCCGGCAAGCGGGGGGTTCCACTTGTGGCCTGATTGCAACTCGCAGGGGATAGTTTTGATGTAGTCAGTGGTCATATCTACCTCCAATATCTATCTCCCATCCCGTCATCCGGCGCTTGACCCAGCAGCCAGAGAAACCAGCCGCCTACGACTATGACCACGAGAGAGATGATGAGCAAGACTAGAATGATGGTCTTCATAACAGGCTTCCCCACTGCTCAGCCATCGCTTTTGCGATCCCTTCATAGGTAGTAGACCTCAGCTTCCATCTATCATCAGATGGCCCCAACCGATTTTGCCCGCTGGGGGTTTGGTTATCCCATCCCCTTTTATGATCCCCGTTCCGGGGCTCCAACACCTTCGTTGCCCGAAGCAAGGGCAACCCCTTTAACCACAAACAAGTCGCCTTACTTTCAGGATGCCCGAACTGCCACGGCTGGATAATCTGATTAGGCTTACGAAAGGCAGTTGAGATTCTCCCAATAGGATTCTCTAGAGCTATTCGAGGAACGGGATTATCAACAAACCCATCACCCATTAGATTCAACACAAATAGCATTGCCTCATGAGTTTGCTGCTCTCTGCCGGGGATTCTCCCGTTCCAATGAAGCCCACTACTGGCTAAGTAAGTACAGGGTGGATGAGCGATCATTAGATCCCAATTCCCATCTAGATGTAGTAGAACATCGCCTTGAATATGAGGCCCGAGTCGATCCGAGGGCAACAAGTCACATGACCAAGCATCGTGCCCAAGCGCCCGAAAAGCATCCCTCACAACCCCACTGAACTCACATGCAACAAGAACCTTCATAGTTAAACCAGGTCATCCTTTTCAACCGGCATAAGCAGCACCTTCTCACACCTGCTACCCCAGAACCCTTCCCAGCAAATCTCGGTTGCCCTCCAAAACCAGCAACAGAGCCACAACAACCAAAATCCATAAGATGAAAGCTACCAAGTCAGCCACTAATTCAGCATCATTCCCGCCCTCGTCATCGAGGAAAAATCCTATGTCCTCAGCTTTCATGTGATAGATAGTCTCACTGCTGCTTCAGCAGTTCAAGGGCCATGGGCCAGAAAAGCAACTGGAGTTTCGTCCCCAAAAGCAGAAGGCCCCGGAGCGGCAACCCCGAGGCCTGTTGAACCAAGTTGACTGAGCGGCCCTGCTAATGGAGCTCCAACCGGCGAAGCTGTCCAGCTAAATCGAGTGTAACCCAGACTACCATTACCGGCTACAGCACAGGCAGCGGAAAAGGAAGAAAAAAAATGCAAGTTTGAGATCAGGCTCGCACGCTGGCCTACCCCCTGGGGGTCCGCAGGACAACCTCGGCTAGCGGCGACAGGTCAACCTAACGGCGGACAGCCTGGGCTGGCCTGGGCTGGAGCTGGCCCGGCGCGGTGTAACGCTGCATACGCTGTGGCCGCATCGCTGCTTGCAGCGTTGGCGGCCGAGGCTGCTGCTGTTGAAGGATGACAACAGCAACAACCTCTTGGAGCGTTGATAACGGCGACAACATCGTGGCGGCAGCCTCTAGCTATGGTAGCCTACATTGCAGAGCGGCTGAAACCGGCTCTCAGAGCCGATTCTGCGCTCCTGTAGAACGTCTTCTGGACGGATGTCCTGTACTCGTGTATAGTCCAGCACTATGCAATATCGTATTAGCCAAGTTGCAACGCTGTTGGGACTATCTCGGGGTCGGGTAGACCAGTTGTTGAGACAAGGGGATATTGCTTTCACAGTCCATGCACCAACAGGCAATCGCTTAGTGTCTAGTGCTGGATTACGAGCTTTCCAGCGCAAACGCCAACACAAAGCGCACGTAGCCGTTGCTCTAGCTCTGAGGTCTGGCAGGCTAATCCGCCAACCTTGCATCAAGTGCGGCCACCGCAAGGTAGAGGCGCATCACGAGGACTATAACCAGCCGCTTAAGGTGGAATGGTTATGCAGGCCACATCATAGAGAGCGGCACAAAGCTAAGGCTTGAGACGTTGAATAACCTCGGATCG